CATAATATTAATATATATAATATTATAATAGGGCATTTTGAACACACAAAAAGCCAGACCTTCCGGCATCTGATCCGGCATGATCTGGCTATAATTTTTTCCGTATTCAGTTACGACTCCGCTTTGTCAGCCCTGCCCCTTCCTGAGTTCCGTCGTCTTCGTTGTATCGAGCATAGCAGAACGGTTTTTAAAAGTCAAGCAAAAAATTGTCGTTGACTTTTGCTTTTAATTGTGCTATGAATAATTATGTCAGGACTTCGGCGGCAGTTCTGCACCTGTCCTAAAAGCCGCCACAAAAAGCATGATAAAAGCCCCTTGGTGAATTCCAAAGGGCTTATTTTTATCAGGCGAACATTTCCAAAAAATCGTTTACATTTTCGATAGTTCCGATTTCTACTTTTTCACTGTTCGGGTTGTCGCTTCTGTAAAATGTTCCGGTTGCATCTGTCCAGAATGCAAAGCTACTGTCGCTATATACTTCGAATGCCTTTTCTGTTAATTCGCTTTTATTAAATTCATACTTTTTCATTGTTTACCCTCCATTTATTATTTGGGGCGATTGCTCGCCCCGTTTGTTTTATGCTTCGATGTCTTTTTGTGTGTCCTCTTTTAACTCTCTGACTAACTCAAGAGCTTTTTCGGACTCGCCATTTTCAAGATATTTTTCGATCTTGTTAATGACTCTTAAAAGTTTTCTTGCATATGCAACAAATTCTTTCATATCTTCCATATTTTCCCCTTTCTATAGCCTATAAGGTTTACTTCCTTACAACTATAATTATAATATAAGTGCATTATATTGTCAATATTATAAGTGCATTATTTTTTATATTTTTCCATTCTGTCAAGTTCTGCTGCAACTACTTCTTTAATGAAAGTATTCGGCTTTTTAATTCCAAGTTTTTTCATTTTGTCTTTTGTGCCTGCTGGGAATATTATGTTTATACGATCATTCTTTTTTTCATATTCTCTTACGGCTTTTCTTTGTGCTTCGGTTGTCTTTAATTCTTCCATGTATAAGCCCTCCTTTTTATAGAAATAATATCATAAGTGCATTATATTGTCAATATTATAAGTGCATTATATATTTTGTACAATTCAGGTCTATAATATAAGTGCATTATTGTTGATTATTCCATATTGTATAAGTGCATTATATGTGCTATTATAATATCAACGAAGGGAACAAAAGAAACAAACAACCAGAACCGCCCGAACCACTCAAACCAATGAGGACATAGGGAACCGGATCTGATTAATTGAAAAATTCTAGTTCCTAACAACTAAATAAAAAAGCCGGTTGCATCCTACCAAGACAGACAACCGGCACCCAACAAAAAACGAAAGGTAGCCCTATTATAACAGGGGCAAGGGTAAAAAGCAATGTTAAAAACAAACTCAAAGGAAGTTATGAACAGAATTAAAAAAATTATCATGGACAGCTACGAAGCAGCCGAGGAATATTATACATATGAAGGTGCAACAATGAAAACAGAATACAACGAAATCTGCAAAGATATTTTAAACATGTTCTACATTGAAAAGTTGCATCTTGATAACAGATATAAAGCCGGACGTATTAGCAAATCAGATTTATTTATGGACTGGATGCAAGGACTCCCAACGGCTTTCCCGGTTGCTGATGATATTTTTCTTCATAGTGCCGTTGACTTCCTGGGCGATCTTCTGGACGAAACCGAAGAAGAAAAGCAGCGTTTTACAGACGAACAGGCAGAAAAAAGATCCGTTTATCTTCTGTATAGAGAGCTAGAAAAGAACGCAACAAAATAACAGGAGGGAAAGCAATGAACGAAAAAAGATATACTTATAAGCAGTGGAAAGCAATCCACCGAAGAAAAGTTATTCATGCCGTAAAAGCCTACTTGTTAGGCTTTGCGGTTGCTTCTTTCCCATTTTTGTTGATTGCTCATTATATTTTAGTTGGATATTAACGGGGAGGTGCTAACAATGTCAGAACGCCAGAAAGTCGCAGAAATGACAAAAACACTTGTAAATATGTTCCCAGATTCAAAAAACGATCTGGAAAAAGAAAAATATTATTACGATCACAATTATTTCACTTTCTACGATTGGGAAGAAAATGTTATAAAAATTATTTTAATGGCAGCATAAAAAGGAGGGCTATACAATGATCAAAATAGACATGTGGTACAACGATAAAAAAGAACAGGCAACCGGGCTCGATATTTGGTTTAATGATCTTGGGTGTTTTTACTCTGGGAATATCACAATTTTTAATAAAATAGTCGGCGATTATTACGCCGACAGCGTGCAAGAAATTTGTGAAGCGTTCCCACATCTGAAAGAAAAAATAAACGCTTGTTTGAACTAAATAAAATAATTTCGGGCGGGGCTTTCCCGCCTGTTTTTCAATCAGAAAGGGGATTATATGATAGACAGAATTATAAAACCAACGTCCAAGCAGACCGTTGACGCAATTTTAAGCGGTGATTTTTCCGTTGTTGATAAGATTAAGGCAGCCGCAAAAAAGGACGCTAGACAAGTATTTAATGCCGTTTCTTCTGGTGCTGTCTCACTGATCTGGTACGACTTGCCGCCAGTGCGTTGCCAGTCTGGGGCGGTGTCTGTGATGCGGTATGCGTTGCATAGATCACCCCAAAAAGCGGATCATTTGCAGCTTTCCTGCATGGAGATCAAGGATGGTCGTATAATTCCAACTTCTGACCGACAATATAATATTCTTGACGGCTCCGGGTTCCTGGAATTCTTCCGGGACTTGCCAGGAATTACAAATATTAATTATTTAGAGCAGTAAAAAGCTGCTCTTTTTCTCGTGCCCTGCATCCTCTTCGGGTGGTGTTGGTTCGTGACCTGTGCCGGGCTTTTTCCTGTAGTGCCTTTTATTTGCCTTTTTAACGGCTTCCAATTGAATTATAGTATATTTTACTGTATACGGCTGTAAAGTTGATTCTAGGCTGTTTTACGCAATCAATTAAAAGGATTGACGGAAAATTATAATGGGCGTATTATGTTTATATATGTCAATGTGGATAAATGTCGGCTTGGATTCTGTCCAGGTCTACGGCTGCATCTATTCCGGATCGCTTCGGGCGGTCTTATTTGTGAACCATTTTTACAAGCTGTTTTTCTGGCAGTCTGTCCAGCTTATGCAGCTGTTGCCGGTTTATTATCCTTGTAAGCGCTTATTTGACGTTTTACGGCTGTTTATATGTTTACATGTGTATTTTATCGGTTGTAATTATTGAATTGATTCTAGGCGCATTTACGGGCTTTATAATGGCATCAAGTTATTATATTGTATTTCGGTCGCTTGCCTTGTAATGTTTCAACGCTGTATTTTGACTTTTAAGTCGTTTTATATCGTTGCTCGATAAAGTATAGGCTTATGCCGTTCGAATTGATTTTAGACGCAATTATGCAATTAATTACAACATTTTTAGTATGATCATGTGCATCGGATGGCGGCACGTTTTGCTGCGGGCATATTCCTTGATGCATAATCACTTTACTATGAAGTCTCACGAGTACCAATTTTCACAGACATTCAAAAAGACCTGAAGCATGGATTTTGAACGAAAAAAATCATTTTTCCATGGATACGGGTCGTTTTATGATTTTTATTTATTTGTAATTTTGTACAAATATTTTTATAGCATCTATTTTGGGATTATGGAAAATGTAAAACTATTTCAATTTGTTTAATTGATCTACTTTACCAGTGCTTCTTCTCTTCTTTATTGCAGTTCCACTTTTCATCCTCTGTTCTCGTTCTTCCTGTTTTCTAGTCTTCGATTTCTTTCTCAATGTATTTCCTGTATTAAATCCCATACTTTCCCTCCTTGTCTCTAATCTTCTGACTGCGAGTCTTGAAATTCACGATTTGCACATCTGTCTGTAGTTCTTCTGGCGCTAATCCGACTATGATAACCTTAATTGGATTCACTCTCCGGACCATCTCGTGGAATCCTTGGCAAAATTCAATCCTAGATACTTTTGCTTTGATGCGTCCATTGGTGCAGCAGGCCACTACACTTCTTTGTGGAATCCCGTCAAATATCCAGTCGTAACAATATTCTGGTGGTATGCTCACGTTAGGAATCACCTTTATCCCGTTCATACTGAGATAATGAGCCATGGCATGATTTCTGTACTTGTTCCAGATATTCATGGCAAATGGCATACCATTTTCACCGACTGCCATTGAGAAGTCTGGCGCGATCACGCTCTGGAAGCATTTCATGTGTTCCAGGTATCTGTCTGGATTATTCCATAACTTTTCGAATTCGCAGTCATGGATATAAAAGTTGATGCTTAATTCTCGATGATTCTTTATCTTTCGGCTGAAGCTGTCTTTAAAATCTACTGTGTCTTGTGGTGTTTCGTCCACATATCTGTCCATCATTGGAATCTGGTATCTGCCGTCCAGTTCCGCTCCTGTGAGCATATATTCTTTCATGGTATCGTATGCGGTATGACTGATTCCCTGTGCAATCATGAAAATTCCTCCTGAAAACAAAAAAGACACAGAATCCTTATTCTCGGATCGGTGTCATCGTTAGTATACAATATATACTATCAAATATTCTATTTTATGTCAATTTCATGATATGTACGGCGCATTTGTTATTAGCACTTACATAATGCGACTCCTATGGCATATAGTTTGTGCTAAAATTTCTTCAACTGTATTTCAATATTTCCATTGACTATAATTATTTTTGATATTATAGTTTTTAATATACGATTTTTGTTTTGCTTGTCAATGTGTTCCCACACATCGGCAAGCTTTTTTATATTATCGTATACAAATTCTTTCTTCTGTGAGTTATCCGGGTTCTTCATCTCGTTCTGTATTTTTAATTTTAGTTCATCTATACCGGATTCCGTTTCTTTTATCATCTCCAGAACCGTATCATTTCCTTCAGCATAAAGAGTATATAGACGTTTTAGCTTCGTTTTCTCTTTTTGGAATTGTTTACTCAAAATGTCCAGACAGCTTTCTCTTTCTTTTGGCTTATGCGATGATAAATTGAGGGAAATCTTTAAAATCTCATCTTCAACCTGCTTTTCAATATCTTCTGCCCACTCAAGCGAATTGCTGCAATTCGGATTGTAATTTGGCAAGTACGACATGCCGTTATCCCTTGAATAGCAATAAATTTTATGCTTCCCATGAGTCCACTTCTGATATCTCATCTTGCATCCGCACACTCCGCAATAGCACAGCCCCGTCAAGAGCTGATTCTCGTGATTAACGCAGAAGCTTTTACTTTGCTTACGAGTTTTTCTTAATTCCTGGGCTAATTCGAATACTTTAATATCGAAAATTGGTTCATGTCTTCCCTTATATAGTTTCCCTTTATACGGAATCATGCCAATATTTACAGGACTGGTAAGAACCTGTCGTGTAACAAACTCGCTTTTAAATCCTATCAATTTCTGTATTCGAACATCAGAATAACCGGATATATACAAATTCATAGCTCGCAAAGCCATTTCTTTGCGTTCTGGTATGGGAACTAAGATTCCGTCTTCTTTGCTATATCTATAGCAATAAGGGGTGTTGCCACCTCCCATCCAATATCCCTGTTTCACTCGCTCCAGCATACCGCCACGCATTCTAAGCAGCATAGTATTTTTGTCAAGTTGCGCAAACACTGCCATCATCTGAGTGTATGCTTGCTCCATTGGGCTGTCGTAGCTTACACTATCATGCACGCATCTAAAATCCACCCCATTAGGTATGAATACACGTTCAATTAAGTATATTCCATCGACCATGCTTCTTGATAATCGATCTAGTTTAAACGCTACAACACATTTTAATTTTTTCTTTGAGCAATCATTAATTAAGCGTTGCAATGCTGGACGATTCATATTCGAACCTGTGAAGCCATCATCCTCGTACCAATCAGATATAATCAATTGATTTTTTCTACAATAATTTTCAATATCTCTTTTCTGACTGTCTAATCCATTTCCCTCTTCGGCCTGTTTTTCTGTCGACACACGTAAATACGCAACACATTCCATGACTATTCCTCCTTTGTGTAGAAATGTGCCGCACATATCATGTTACGACACATTTTACACTACAATATTTTTGCGGTCAACCTAAGCATTCAATTATGATTTTAATAATTTCTTCTGGCAGTTCAATTTGTTCGATGTCAATTTCTTTTCCATCAATCGTAACAATTGCCATATGCTCACCTCTCATTTCACAAAATCAAAAATATTCATCTGTCCTTGTATTTCTTCTATTTCATCTTTTGTAAAAAATTTGCAGGCTGTCCAATTCGGATTCCAGTCAGCATCCAGTTCGTAATTTAAGCATTTGCATCTTTTAACGTTTTTAAACATCCTACATTCAAAGCATTGATGTTCATAGTTCGTACCGCCCGAACGCTTGTACATTTCGCTGATTCTTCTCATAGGCCGATGTCCTTCCATAATTCCGGGCATCTGACAAAGTCATGCTCGCATTCTGCATATATGACGCATTTGTGGCAATCATGCCTACCAATTTGCTTTGCGTATTGTCGTATTACTTTCCTACATATAAGCACCAGTTCTGGCGTGATATCTAACTTTTCGTCTTTGCCCTCCATGCTTTTCTCCTTTTCTTTGTTGCTGCATATTCAAATTTGCCTTCTTTTACGCAATCTCTTGGGTCACATCCTCGACTATGGCCGACCATAAAAATATAATCGCACGGTTGCATTTTCCCTGATGTGCCGTTTGATTTCGGATAGAACTTGCAGTCTGTGCATTGACGATTAGTCAAATTCTGAATTTCTTGTGGCGTCAATTTTATCCACGGTTTACGCTTGTTTTCCATTTTCACCGCCTTGAATCTTTTTGATAAGTTCCTGTTTCATTGCATCCGCTATGTGTTCCCTGACTGATTCTTCAGGAAAGGGGATTTCCAATGATCGCTCTAAAATTCTGTTTGTAATGCGGTCATCATATTTCAATCGGGAAATAGGATAATTACTGGTGAAAATTGTGGTTTTCTTGTCCACATACCGACCATTGATGATTCCGTAGAATTTTTCATTAATCCAATCTTTCCCAGATTCCGCACCAAAATCGTCAATAATCAAAATATCCGCGTAAGTCAAATCACTAATCAGCTTATTCTCTTCGTTTTTTCCTCGTTCTCCCCATGTTGACTTTATCTCATCGAGAATTTTTAGGGATGTTGTGAATTTTACCGATTTCTGATGCTTTTCTATCATCTCATTTGCCATGCTACATACAAGTCTTGTCTTTCCAGAACCTTTAGTATTTGAATATATGTACAGCCCAATTCCCTGTTCCTGCATCTGTTGGATATTTTCGAGCCAATATTTAACAGCTTTTGCCGCCTGTATGAATATTTCCTTACTTTCTGGAAGTTGATACACGCTGCTTTTCATATTTGAAAATCTGCATTCTTTGTACATATCCGGCATTTCAGCAAATTGCAACTGGTTCTGCAAAATAGTTTTCTTTCTGATTCCACATTGACACTCCACAGCATACTGAACGTCACCTTCAAATTCTATATAATATCCAGTCCCATAACATTTCGGACATTCAGACGAATGGGGTGTCTGAAGCTTCTCCTCCGTCCCACTGGTCGAATGGGATAAGCGGTTTGACATGTCTTTGAGCTGTTCTAGTGGTTCCATGTTGCCCCTCCTTGTTGTAGTTTCCTTCCAAAACTTTTGTAAAATTATTCGGCTTTACGAACCAGTCAAATGTTATCATCCATCCGCGGTTATTCTCTCCTCGCAGAAAATCACTGTAGCGAACGTTGTTGATTGCACTAAGGACTTCATCAATTCCGTATTCACGGATTCGCCCTTTGAGTAACTGACATCTTTTTGATGATGGTTTAATATCGCGTATTGGATTGATGCCAACTTCCTGTAATTTGTTCCATTCTTCGATGACGCGTCGGACATCAGTCTGACAAATAGTATCTTTAGATACTATTAATTTATTATCTTTCTCTTTATCTATATCTATATCTTTATCTAAACCTATATCTTTCTCTGCGTGCGTCTTTGTTGCGTCTATTGTGCGTCTATTGTGCGTCTGACGGTTTGAACGCTCTATTAATTTGGTATCGTCAATAACATTTCCGCTTGCTAATGAATAGCTTCCATTCTCTTTTAAAAGCAACATCCTCTTTTCGTCAATATATGAAGTTTCCGTGTATCTATCTCTTGACAATGTGTTATGCATTCGCCAGTGTTTGATTACTATTACACCGTCTTCAAACGTAAGAACAAACCTTTTTGCAATCAATAATCGCAGATCATCTTCGCTTGCTCCTGTGATTTTCATTATCCTTTTTGGGTTTCCAATAAATCCATCATCGTCAGCCCTCATATTCAAATGGAAATATAAGCATTGCGTTGTTGCCGGCATATCCAAAAATGCGTCACTGTCAACAATTTTCATCGTAAACATTCGTTTCTGTGCCAATTCTAAAATTCCTTTCTCCAATTCCTGGTTTTTCAAAAGTGTTTATTTTAATTCAACTTCCATTCCATTGATTTTCAGTTCTCCATTTACCGGAATTACAAGAGATGGAACACCGTTTATTTCTTTCAGTTCAATCAGAGCAATTTTATCTGGCTGGATGCAGATTGTTGCATCTGGTGTTACAATTTTTGCAGTTTTTGAATTATGAATATTGTCAAGAGCAACGGGTTCATTGCTGAAATACATTTCCCAGTTTTCTTTGAAATCCGACAACTTCTCGTCTGGAGCTCCGCAATATCCAAAAATCTGTTCCATTTCATCACATGACACGGTTACCATCTCCGGGCTGTCTTTCTTCTGTTCTCTTACTTCCTGCAAAGATTCAACCAGACTTTCCGCGAAATTGAATGTTGTATTTCCTTCGAAATTGTCCATAATAAAATCTGAAAAGACATTGATCTCGTTGCCGGGTATACGGGGAATTGGTGCGCCAAGAACGTTTTCAATGAAGTCGGGATGAATATTCTTTATGTTTTTGTTGAAATACAAGGTTCCATGAATATTCATTTAATTCACCTCCTTGTTAAACTCCCATCTTCTTAACCAGATTCTTATTCAATCCCTCTTATCATCATGCTTAATTTACTGTAACAAGGGCAAATTCTTGTGTGATCGAAAATATCTTCCAACAAAACGCAAAATGGAAACAACTGTTTTACTTCGTATATATGTTCTATTCCGTCCTCACCACGCTCTGTGTATTTAATTCTTTTACCAACATGCAAATCAAATGCATTGGATATATATGCTTTAAGCCCATATATGTTCACTTTGCTCATTTTTGTGCACCAATCCTTCCTTAAAAGCCACTATTGCAGTTTCCTTACTGTGATGTATTTTTGTTATGGTTTTACATTCTGTGCATTCACACCAATATAAATCTCCTCCATAATGCCGGTTATAATCTGCGAAAACTTGAAAACGATTCCCACATTTAGGGCAAATCCTACTTTTATCATTTTCAACATTAATTCCCATTCTTTCATTAAACATCGAACATTTCCTCGTTATCATCACCAGAATCGAAATCTGACGTTTCTTCACAATCAGTTGATTTATTTCTGGACATATTCTTTCCACGTTCGATCAGTTCCGCTCTCTGCTCTTCTGTCAGAATCCGTGGTGCATGTAATTTTACATATTTTCTTGGAACATAAGCATATATGGATCCATCATTGTTCGTGGCAATAATCTTAACGTCCTCTGGTCTCTTTTTTGCAAGTTCAAAAACTTGATTTTTAAATGCGATTTCAGAAGCGGTAACTCCTGCAAACTCGCTTCCTTTGATCCATTCAATACAGTTTTCATTACAATTTTCTGACATGATTAGTCCTCACTTTCTCCAAATCCAAATTCTTTATTTATGTTTATAGAATCAAATTCAAGTTTAATTCCCATTGTTTCTTTTGCTTCCTGGTATGCTTTTTCAATTCCAACTTCTTCAATGTGCTCTTTAGCAGGGTTTAGGTTTTCTAAGAATCTCTGATTGGATTTTGTAAATCCCCATGTTTTCTTAATTGCAAACAAACTGATAAGAACATTTGCAACTGCGATATAGTCCTCTGCTTTCCACAACTTTTTTTGTGATTCTGAAATCAGTTCTTCTGATATTTCTTTGCGTATTTCATCTTCGCGTTGCTTCAAGTACAGTTTTAGTGTTTCAACTCTTGCGCCTGTCGTTTTGGAAATCTGTTCCAAACTGTAATTACTAAAATTGTATGGAATTGAATTCCGTGACTTTTCAGCCGCTTTCTGCTGTCTTCTGCGTTCTGCCCTGTTCATGCTCTCACCAATCCTTTCAGTTGGCTTGTGATTAAGACAAATTCTTTCAAGAGTTTTCTGTCTAATGGCGTATTTCCGGTCACGGTATTATCGCCATCATAGACAACTGCATATTTTTCGTTAATCAGTCTTGCGGATGAAACCGCATTCAAAACTTCTTGTCTGGAGCATTTCAGCATTTGTGAAATATCATCAGCGGTCATATCGCCAATCCATTGTTCATTCTCGAAAACACTGTATATTCTCATATTTCTGTCACCTTCTGATATTCATATCCAACAAGGCGGAACGCTCGCGGAGTATTCGGATGCGCAGTAACAATCAATCCATCAAGTTCAAGCTGCCTCATATGTCGTTGTACAGTTGCTTTTGATATGCCAAGGAAGTTGCATGAATCAATCCAAACCCAGAGGGCGTGCGCATATTTAGTTTTAATTATTTGGGATTTTGTCTGCCAGAACCGGCAGCTTTATCATTTGTAAGATTCTTCATCAAGAAGATTATTGAATTTTTCAAGTGCCTTTATAGACACCTTGTTGTTTGACTTTTCTGATCTGATTGATACTTCTAAGTGAGTATCAATGATATGCTTTAATTCTCTTGCAAGGGCAATTTTGCCTTGCTTAATTCCATCTCTATAGCCTTTAGTTGGTTTGAATTCATTAATCTTTTCTTTTCCTTCGCCTTGGCTTCCAGATGTCTTGTTGTATCTGCATTGATAACCTTTCTTGGTATATTCCAGAATCCAGAACTGCTCCATTTTGTCAAGCTGTTCTACCGGATAATGAATGAAATTAATTTTCCATCCAAAAGGATTATCTTCACTGTAGAACCCTCTTTTCTTTATGGATAAGTCGATGTGCTGATATCCAGTGAGATGTGAACACATCCTCTGAATTATATGTACTGCCTGCCCGATATAAAAAAATGGGATTCCGTTTTCATCTACTCTGGTTAAGAAATAAATACCACTTTTGTTATCCAATTTGGGATTGACTTTTAAAAGCCTTTTCTTATTGCTTGCTTCGATAGCCTTAACCTGACGAAGCTTTTTATAATCCACCCGGCATCACTCCTTTTCAATCTGGTCAATAAGTTTCTTGCACTCATCTTTGACATAAGCAAGTGAACAGATTTTGAAATCCGTTTCGAAGCCGAAATCTTTGCTCGACTCTCTCCAGAAGTCTTCCATTGTATGAAGAAGCCTTTTAAAGTCTGGGTCATCTCCAAAATACTGTTTTGCTGCATCAACATCATATCCATCAAAGCAATGAGCACAATCAAATCCAATCCACCATGTATTATCATCGTTGCAATCATATAGTGATGGTTCTGCATAAGTAACTCCGCCATGACAGTTAAGATAGCCTAAATCGACAACTCTTTTCTTTGCTAACTTGTGGCTGTAAGGTACTCCAACGTATCCACATCTGTATGCCCCCGGCATAAACAGAACCACATATTGATAACCTTTATATGTAGATTTTGTTTCTAAAACTGGTTTCATTTAATCACTCCTTAATTAAACGGAAGTTCGTCATCCATAATTGACGGCATATCCATAAATCCGCTTGTGTCCTGTTCTGGGCTTGGAACTGGTGGCTGCGACTGTTCTTCTGGCTGGCTCTTCTTGCTCTCCACAAACTCATGTGTTTCCACAAGACAATCATTTGTGTAGACTTTCTTTCCGTCCTTATCAGTGTAATTTCCAGTCTTCCAAGTTCCGATAACTGCAATCTTCATTCCTTTATACAGATATTTTTCGGCAAACTCGCCATTCTTTCCAAGTGCAACGCAATTTATGAAATCTGATGTGCGTTCATTGTTTTTGCGATACTGGCGCTCAACTGCAAGTGTGTATCTGGAGATTGTTATATTGTTTGTTCCTATTCGGACATCTGGATCTTTGATTAAACGTCCAATCAAAATTACTTTATTCATGTTTGTTCTCCTTAGAAATCGTTGTAAACAACTTCTCAACTTTTTCGATTGCATCATTCCAGCCCTTGTTGTATCGACAAAACAACGGGTCAATGTCTTCTGGATCGCTGTGAGTTAATGGCTTCTTTAATTTTTTAAGTGATTCTAAGAAATGTTCCATGTATCTTCCTCCTCATAATCATTGCAATACAGGGAACCGTAATCCCATGCTAACGTACAGCAGTTACGAAACCTGCATTTGCTACAATCTGTCATTTCCATGAAAATTCTCCTTTCAGAACGGACATAAATTCAAGTTAACTTCTAGTCCAGCCCGTCCAATCTGAACCAGAACATTGTTTCCTGTGACTTCCTGTATTTCTTTTTGTATTTTACGAGCATCTGATGCTTGAGCACTTAAATGTACCAGTGTTACCGTTCGAAGCGATTCTGTACGATTTTTCTTAATGAATTGCTTACAAGTTGACAAAGAACAATGCCCGGTGATCTGGTGTTCCCACTTCGGGTTGTTTCTATCTATCAGTTCCTCACAGTAATTACAGCTAATAACCAGGTGATCGGGTTCCATTGATTTGAATTTGTACCGGCAATGTTCAAAATCTGTCAGATAAAGAAGCTTCCCCATTTCTTCATGTTCCACCAGATACCCGAAGTTCGGACACGGTTCTTTATTTGCGGATGTATGTGGCAGATTGAACGGAACTGCGCTGAAGGAACCGACTTTAAAATACCTCTTTTTAGTGACAGCTTTTATGGTTCCGTCCGTTATGCCTAAATTTTTGATTGTTTCTGCTCCGGTATAGACCGTGATTCCAGCGTTCATGATTTCACGAACAGTTTTGTTGTGATTGCCAGTGTGATCTCCGTGTTCATGGGAGAGAAGTACGCCAGAAACATTGCCTATCTGGTAGTCAATCCCTCTGAGGATTTTCTTGTAGTTGCAACCACAGTCAAGAAGAACAATCTCGCCTGTACTTGACTGCAAAGCGTAACAATTTCCTTTGGTACTTCCTGTTGAAATTACTCGCATGAACAAATGGCATCACCTCGCTTTCCGTGTATTGCATTTATGCTTGTAAGATATTCTCAGCTTCATCTATGGTTTTCTCTAAATCGGAATAGGCATATGGAATGTCTTTCCTCTATTTAGGCTCTCTAATTCCGCATAACTTACTTTGCACATGCTATCTCGCATTAATTTGAGTTGCTTTAATGGAAGTTCAATGGTTATTATCTGTTCCCAGTCCTTCTTGCTGTCTACTCTCTTCATACTTCATCACCATTTCCTAGAACCCCATAACTTCGTAAAATATCTTGGCAACTCTTAATCAATAAATATTTTTCAGATGACTCGAATTTTATTCCGGCTTCTCTAAAACCTGATTTCAAATCATCACTGTCTGCTATTGCCAAGCATAATCTAACAATATATAATTCCTTTAAAGTCATCTCAATTCTGATGCTTTGGTTTAAGTCTGTTTCTTTTATTTCTCTCATACTTCATCGTCCTTTGGAAATCTAAACACAATGTTTGCCGGTTCGAATTTTATATCTGGGCTGTTAACCATTGTTTTGATGATTCCAAAACCTTTTGTTGACGCCATCTTCATGAATTCCTTTTCGACATCTTCTGGAACTTCTATATTCTGTGCAAAGAACGCTCCTGTATATGTGTTACGCAACATTTCCATAGCTTTTTCAGCCTTTTCTTCTGTGGAGTATGTCGCCATGACTGTTCCTTTTTCACCGGCAATCGGAACATATACCCTTATAATATTTCCAGTTCTACTTAATGCTGCGTTTTCATAAGGAACATCAAATTCCCCATTCTGACTTACTAATCTCATTTCATTCTCCTTTCAACACTTTTTCTTGAGAAACTTTTATTAACCGGTTCATTTAACGCTCTTTCAAGTTCCCATCCGCTTCTTAATCGTTTTATCAGTGTGTCTCTGGACATTCCTTTTTCTCTAGCCCATTCAGAGATATTCTTTTTGGTTCCTTTGTATTCCAACATATGCGTATGACGGCTATTACTATTCTGCACCATCATTGTTACCCAGCGGCAATTATCGGGTTCATAATTTCCGTCATTATTTATGCGATCAATAGTTAATTCTTCTGAATATCCATGTGAATAAGCCCAATTATAAAAATTAATAAAGCCATCTTCGCCCAGCCATTCATTGCAGACTCTTATTCCACGGCCACCGTAATTTTCAAATTCCTTTGCATATTTTCTGTAACAGCGGCTCTTCATATTATTATATATTCGATATAATCTTGAATTGGAATGTCCATGTTTTTTATTATATCTATTTCCCATTATCTCCTTCCCTTCTTATTTACCAACGAAAACCTGTATTTCTTTGGATATCGTCTGCAATTGCTGGTAACTATTAATGTATGCTTTGCAAGTTGCTTGGCCTTTGTTATTACCTTTAAATCTTCATTCGCCATCAATCATCATTTCCTGATTCAAAGATTGAAGAAGAAAAGATACAAACTGGGCGAACACCATTAACGCTGCCGTAATCGTAGTTGAAGACATAGCCCGAAGGGGAAACAACGGTAATTGTTGTACTGCAATCATTTACTGGTGTACTCCATGGAGTAAGCAGCCACCACCATTCATCCATATTTGGAAGGAATTTTCTGTATTTTCGGTATTCATCCACCGTCAAAATCGAAATCTTATCTTTACAATGTCCGTATTCTGTCTGGCCGTCCAAAGAAAGCAAATCTCGATCAAACTCAATAACTGCATCTTCTCCAAGCTCGTCCGTAATTTTTTTAAGAAAACGAGTATTTAACTCATTTCTCAGTTTACTTGAAATCCAGTTATTTGAAGCTGAAGCAAATGCTCTTTCTTTTCCGTCAAATCCATTCAAAATGGCAAAATATCCTTTTTCTGTCTTATCCAGAATCAGCCATTCCATACCAGCAAGTTCAATAGCTTTTCCGATTTCCGGCTTTCCGATGTGCTTTTTCTTGAATTCTGCGAACTCTTTACTTAATCTGGATAATTCATCCTCAAAATATTTCAGATTTTTATTCATAATCATTCCTCCACCTTAGATACAAAGATATTAGATTTTAAGATACAAACTGGGCGAACACCATTTTCACTGTAGTAATTGCTGATGCCGAAATTGCCTGAAGGGGAAACAACGGCAACACTGTTCTTCCATCCACGTTCTTCCGTTGACCACGGTGATAATGTCCAATACCAATCACACAAATCTTTATTCGGTGTAATATCAGTATATTCCCGCGCTTCGTCAAATGTAATCGGACGGATTTTACAATCAACAGTCCCCAATTTCTGTCCATCCGCAGTGATAATATCTGCTGTGTGTGTTTCGACATTTTCTGCCCCGAATTCTTTTTCGAAGTCTTTCAGAATTTCAGTGTCACACAGTTCCTTTACATTTGATGTTTTGTAATCTGAGGTATCACCAAACTCTACATTTTCTTTCACCAGATCAAGCGAAATAATTTTCGTTGTATCTCCATACTGTTCCAGAACCTTGTATTTACGCTTTCCAGTGGTCCGAAAAACATCTCCACGTTTCAGTGTTGACAACTCAACCTTTCCGGTTTTTTCCTGTTTTTCCAGCAGTTCAACAAGCTCCTTTGCTTTCTGTAAAATTTCTTTATTGTTCATATCACATTTCCTCCTGTTTCATAAAATCTGGAATCTCTGGTTCAGCAACTGCTGCCGGAACTGGTTCTTTCTCGGCAGTCTTTACGGCTTCTGCAACTGTCGGCTGCTTCGTCTGTTCCTCGATTGCCATTGGTTCTGGAATGAATTCCTCTTTGTTGGCGTTCTGTTCGATCTCTTCCTGTACTTCCCTGTATGTAGCGTCCATCGTGTTATATTCATATGCCTGCACCGGATTATCCCATTTCTTAGGAATAGACTTCATAATGTTGTTACGCATTTTACGAATAATCATGGATTCTCTGGACTGTGTTTCGTAGTACGACGGGGAAATGTACGGTCTTAATTCTTCGCAATCAATAATTGCTTCCAGTTCCCCAATATCAGCAACCTTTTTCATAACTTCTTTTTTCTTTGCTTCAATCTGAGCTTTCTGTGCATCTGTAGCTTTATATCTGTCTGTACAAATCCCAAACGTTTCATTCTGAAGATTATTCTTGATATGTGCTGCAAGATTCTTCAATACATCTGCTCTTTCACAAGAAAGATATTCAATATGTCCGTCCTTATACTGAATCGGATATACGACGCGAACTACTTTTCCAATTCCGGATTCTTCCCATTCCGGCGGCGTGATTTCCACACCTTTATGTCTCGGTGGGATATACTTGTCACCCTCTCTGACTTTCCAATATGGAAATACTTTAGCCACATTGACACCATATCTACTTACAAGAGCGTCGTTTCCGTCGCCCTCAATCGCAAATTCGACTTTCTTCTCCCACTGAGGTTTCTGCCCTTTCGCTGCTACATTTACATTTCTAATCTGGAAATAACATTCTCTCGGCTGTGCATTTGCATTCAGTTTCAACGCTGCGACCTTACTCAAGATAAATTTAAGATTAGAGCCGTTGATTGCTTCAAAGTTCACGCCGCTCTCATGCACCATCTGGAAAATAGATCCCATTGCCGCTACTACGCAATCTTTTGAGTAGGAATCAAATTCCATTCCTCTTGAAGTTAAATCTCTTTCCATTAAATCGACATAACGATTTGTGTAGTAGGAAAGCTGTGTGTTAAAATTTGCTACCTGTGTGTTTTCTGCCATTTTAATTCTCCTTTTCTTATTTATATTAATTAACTCATTTTTTGTTTGCATTTCTGTTCAGTTCTACACTTCACCAAAACAAATCATTGTCAAGCTACGCTCTGCCTATCCTTTGCTCACCTTCTCTACTCAGTGCCTTTGCTATACTTTAAATCAAGACCTTTGGAATATCCGTTTGATAAACACCACTGTAGGAATGGTTCGAAACTTTCCCATTCTTCACAAACTTTAATTCCACGTGCACCGTAATTTTTATATGCTTTACAACGTGGATTTTTGCACCTTTGTTTCATTGATTTCCATGCCCAATATATGTTTTTATTCTCGCTTCTTAACGACATTATTTCCTCCAATAATATTTCCATCGGAATCAAGCTCGTTCCATAAGTACCGGCCCTTGCCTGAGTTGCGCCACTGACCAATGCCATTAAGCTCTCCATAATCAAGCCAGTCGATTACATATTTCATGAGTGAATCATCAAGTACTTTGATTGTAAATTCTACTGTCGAACCTGCCGGTACTGTTTCACTGTCTGCCAAAGAGATTCTTTCGCCCTGTGCTGTCTGCGCTCTCAGTGGTCTCTGACAATCAGAAAGTTCTGTACCTTCTGGAAGAATAAACGGAATTTTCCGCTCATTAACAAATACCAGCAAGTCAATTTTCTTCTTGTAAGCTGCAAGTTTCTTTGTGCCACCCATATAAGAACCTGCCTGTGCAGCTGACTTAAAAAATCCTCTGATCTGGTAGTCCCAAAGGAACGGATTGCCGTTATCATCTTTCGGAAATACTGTTCGACCTTTTTCAATAACTTCTTCAACTCCTAAAGCTTCAACTTCCTGTTCTCTGGAAGGTGCATCTGGTGCTTTTGATGCAATAAACTTCTCATGAATATCTTTTTCCGCATTTGCGGTTCCCAGAACTTACTCTAAAAATGTTAATCTTACTTTTAATTCTTTCATCTCGTATTCCTCCGATTTTTATATTTTGCTTAATGCTTTGCTTGTCAAGGCCATGCTCCTCCGCTGCAATTCAATTCTACGCTATTCCTTTGCCGTTCCATACCTTGCGTCGCGCAACCTCGCCTTGGCTTTTCTGTGTGCTTCTACGCCGTTGCATCTCAAATCAGTGCTTAGCTATGCCTTTGCTTTACTAGGCTATTCTATTCTCAACGTTTCCATTGCATTTCATTTCTTCACGCTGCAGTTCAATGCCTGTCTATTCCGTGGCATTTCATATCTGTTCTATGCATATCCCTTGCCTCGCCCGGCACCGCACCACTTTGCCATCGCAAAGCCAGCCCTGCCAATCTATTGCGCTTTACTCGCAATAGCTTCTACTGCAAAACGGACATCCTGTAATCAGATAATGTCCGGCACTTTCTACTGAAATACCATGTGTTTTCTTACCGTATCTGGTTCTCCCGTTTTCGGAATATATATTCTGATGGCAGTCCCAACAGATACCATTGTCCGGTACAAAATACGGATATTCATTCTTGTCACAGAACCGTTCCTGTGCCTTGATAGCTTCTTGAATATTGTATGTCATGTTAGAATCCCTCCGCCTTTAACTCATTGTCAGATACTTTCAAGTAAATAACCTGCTGTTCCATCTTCGGAAAACGCTCTTCGTTCACGGATTCTGCATCGTCAACCCAAATCGGCAAGTTCAAACCGTTCAGTTCCTGCAATCCTGCCACAAGGTCAATGTTGCACAGAATCTGATCAGAGTGGTTCAGCCCGTTGAAGTAATCAATACCATCTACGATCATCCGGCATACTTCCACTGGCTCTCCGTCCTGCGTGTAGTCCAAAAACTGGAACCGGAAATGTTTAAAGTGTGGATTGATCGTATCTGCGAGTGCCTGATTTTTTTTGATGGAAAATTCTTTCAACATGTCAAGTTTCTGCTGAATATCGGAATCTTCCTGACCTAACTCTTTCTGTTCTGCGTTCAGCTGTTCAAGTGTTTCTGTCTGTTTCTGAACTGCCTGTTTTGCCATCTCAATTTTTGTTTCGATTCCTGTAAGTTCCTTTTCAGCAGACATTCTTTCTGCCTGAACTGCTGCATTTTCCTCAGAATTATTAGTCAGTCCATCAAGTTGTTCCTGTTTCTTCTGGATTTCTGCTACAACTGCCTGATACTCTTCATTTTCAGACATATCTGGCTCTGACGGAAGTTTCTCTAATTCCTGATTTTTCTGTGCAATATCAGATGCCAGAGTAGAAATATTTTTCTTTGTCTGCTCAATCTGCGATTCGATGTCTTTGCGCTTTTCCTCAACTTCTTTTCTTCTGGCTACTTCGGAATTGCCTTCTTCTGTAATGTCTTTAAGTTTCTGTTGTTTGTCTACTTTAAACTGCTCTTTTTTCGCAAATTCCGCATGGATTCTTTCCTGTTTCTTCTGTTCAAATTCAGTTTTAAGACGTTCAACTTGTTCTTCTGGCAAATGCTGTCCACAGGTCGGACAAATAGCTGATTCAGGATCAAATTTTTCGTTCTGTATGGCATTTAAAGCTGTTTCATCAAATGTGGACGCATACGTCTGTTTATATTTCTCCTGTAAAACCGTAATTCTCTGCTGAATACGTTCCGGTTTTTCGGCAGTAGAAAGGAAATTTTCCAGAACACGGAGATTGTCTTCTTCCTGTTTCTGCTTGAATCGTCTGTCATTTAATAAGGAAACGATTTTTCTCTTTTCTTCCTGTAATGCTTCTGCTGCATTTGAAATGATCGCATCTCTGGATTTCTTAAGGCCTATAATTTCATAGGAAAGTTCATCGTATGCTTTTCCAGAATCACACAGCTGTTGTTCTTTCTGTCTCAGCTCGATCAAATGATTTAAAACTTGTCCTCTCTTTTCTTCAAGAACTGCTGCGTCTGGTATTTCCTGTTTCTTTACAACTTCAATTTTAGAAACTTTATCTTTAATATCTTCCTGCTTATTTTTTTTGTCCTTTTTAAGCTGTTTTGCTGTTTCTTCTACTGGATGCCCCTTTGTAATCTGCATAATTTCCGGATTGCTTCTCATAAAAGCATCTACATCAAACCCAGACATATCAGTAAGAGTTTTTCTTGCTTCTGCGGTTGACTTCTGTAATTCATTCAGAAACGTTTTTGCATTGCTGCACATCATAATAGTTTCTGGGTCTGCAATTCTTTTTAAGAAATCTTTGTATTTTGTCTGGTTATAATCAAACCCATCAACCTGATATTTTGTGGTACTGGAAGATTTACCTTTCTTCGTTTCCTTACGGATCGCGGTTTCTTCTCCATCAATCAGAAGTGTGAGTTCCCTGGATACGACGCCCTCAACTTCTTCTCCGTCTTCTTTTCTTCTGACATTATTCGGAGATGTACCGTCTGCAAGCTTTCCGGTCAGTGTATCAAAATAAGCATCCATCAACGTTGTTTTACCCTGACGGTTCCTGCCAGATACCATTGTTCGTGGTGAAAACTGATATTCCGCAGACTCAAACTTCTTGTAGTTTTCAATGTTAACCTGTTTCAATTCTACTGTTTTCATGCTGTTTTATCCTCCACCCAATAAGCCGACACTTCATAGGCTATTTTCTTCTCGACCTGATTTCCGACTTTTTTGTTGTACTCTCTGCTCTGGATTCTTCCCTGCAAAATAATATGTGTGCCAGTTCCACAGGTTCCCATGTATCTTGCATTTCTGCCCCAACAGATGCATGGTATGTAATCAGATATGCCGTATGATCTATTTACCGCCAGAAGTACATCTGCAATCTCTCTTCCATTAGGTGTTTTTCTGTATACTGGTTTCTTGCAAGTAAAACCATCCAGAAGAATCTGATTAACTGGAAGCGCATCTTTGTCCATGAATTTTGCTTCTCTTGCGAACACAAAAAGAAGCAATCTACTGTGATTTTCTTCATGCTTATTGAACGATCTGAACTGCCCTTGAATTTCCATCATTTCTCCTGTATAGTTCTGCTTCACATCGATGAGTCTCTCAGAAACTACAACTGGAAGAACATCTTTCGTTCCACTAAATCGTTCTACGCTAAGTTCGAATCGGTAAAATTTTTCACCATATACTTCATGGCTAAATTCAAATTCTGTTTTAATTTCTCCAACCAGTGTTACCTGATTGTTTTCTAAAAGTTTATTCAACTCCGTTTACCCACCTTTCTATCTGCATTAAAATAGGAAAGGATACCATTGAAGATACCATTGCACTTATGCAGAGCAGCTTAAGTACATCCATTTTCGTCATCCACCAGAGCAATAATGCAATCGTGGAAAATGTTCCAACCTGTGCCATCATTCCGATAAAATACATTCTTTTTCTCATATCCCTCACTTCTTTCTTTTTGTTGTTGCTGTTGCAAGCAAAGCTATTGATAGTGCTACAACTGCGATTTCCAGACGTTTTGTTTTTGCCGCCTGATCTGCGATGATTTCACTTGCAAGGCTCTGGTTTTTAGTTGCGTTTTCGGTGTGTTTTGTGATTTTAGACATAAAAAATGCCCTCCTGGTATAAATTTTCTTTTCAAATACAGGAAGGTATGTTATACTTTACCTGTATTTAACTTACCCGAATTAAGTTAGATACGTGCTCCGGTAGGTGTTGCTTCACCTCCGGGGCGTTTCACTCTTCTTTCTTATTGGAATTCCCCTCGAAATATTTAATTCCCATGATCGCAGCTACATACTTTTTATCAATGAATGTGCTATCGTCAGCATTTAAAACCGCTTCTAGAGCTGTAAGTCTACCTGCCAGAAAAGCAAATTTCTCTTCGAGGGTTTCTGGTTCGTAAGTGTTTTTATTCATTCTTTGATTCTCCCAGTATTAAGTCCATAAGTTCCTTGACCAATTTATTATTTTCTTTAGCAAGCTCTTCTTCTGTCCAGAATCCAAGTTCTACCGCATGTTTAATTCCTTCTTCGGCTTCATCTTTTGACATTCCTCTTTCCATGAAGAATTCTCGCGTTGTTCTTGCAATCATGGATAAATCAGTCATAATATCCGGGACATTTCCTTTAAAAGTAATTTCTCCTTTTTTATTGCATTTAATCATTCTCTTTTCCTCCTTCAAAAATCTTTCTCCCCAATATTAATTCCGCAAACGTTCTAAGCGTTTCTGTCCTTAATCTGTCAAGTTCTTCTTGTATTTTTTCGTCTGTCCACAACCCCATCTGAGCTGATTCAGAAACAAGTTCATCGGCTTTTTCCTTGGAATATCCTTCTTTCACAAGGAAAACTCTTAGTCCCCTGCATATCGCGGTTAATTCAGAAAGCAACTTATTTGCATCTTCTTCTAATTCAACTTTCCCGCCTTCACATTTGATCACTCTATTTTTCCTCCATTTCTCTTTTCAGTGCTTCGAATTGAAGACGCAGACAACTTCGTATCTGCAATTACTGGATTGTCTACTTCAATCGCTGTAAATCTGCTTCGTCAGTATCACGAATGGATTTCTGAATCGCAGAACTAACTCCGCTTGTAACGCATTCGGCAATTGTCTTCCCGTCAATATTTGCCGTGTACGTTACTTTTTTTGTTCTCGTAGGGGCAACTTCTTTTCGAATAGCTTTAAGCTTTTCTAAAATCTGTTTGAGTAATGCATTTGTTTCTTTCAACATATCATTCCTTTCTGTGTTATAATCTTCTATGGGAAGGAGGTGTAAATATTGATTTATTCAGGATTCTGTGATAAACAGAACAAACACTACTCTGTTAAATTTGTCCCTATTTCTGTATCAGCTCTCGACGACCAATCAAAGCAATTCAGAAACGGAAGATTAGAATGTGGTTATGCGGGAACAACAGGCTGTTGCAATCACCCAAGTCAATGTTCTGTTTTAAAAAATCCAGACAAGTAATACGCAATGGTAGGTTCTCTGAAATATGGGAATCTACTCTGTTGAAAATTTTGTCAACCATGGCGAATCCTTAAACTTAATTCCCTCAATTTCCCCGATGCCTTTCTGGTTCACCTGCAACATCTGCAAGTCTGTGGATAAATTCAAAGCATTCAGATCGATTGAAAGAGTAGGAATGGAATTACCAACTCCCTGTTTTAATTCAAAACTTCTTACGCCCTCAAGCTTGTGACCATCTACAAGGATTTCTGTGAAGATTCCTTTTTCACCATCTACCTGACGAATTACGATTTTTGATACTTTCATACGATTCCTTTCTTACATCATTGGAGAAATATATCTACTGAAAATATAAAGTCCAATAATAATTCCAATAATCCTGCTTAATATATCCACTATTGAATATCTTTTCTCGAAAAATAATTCATATATGAAGTCTTTGATTTTGATTCGCCTCCTTTTTTTGTGGTATAATCTCCCTCGAAGGGAGGTGTGACCAATGGATATTAACCAAATTGCTCATGATCTGGCTGTTGCTAAGTTATGTGCTGAATTACCGGGAAATCTGGATAATCCTCATATCTGCCAGAGATACTTCAAATACCGCGCAGAATTTGCTGATCTTCTGGATTCCCATGATGAAGATTACTTTCTCAATGAACTTGATAAAGAGAAAGTAACTAACTGTAAAGCTGTTAATCGTCCAGATACTGTTTACTAATCATTTTTTTTGGATGTGTTCCGCGTTGTCCTTGCGATGCAGAGCACATCCTCCCAAGAAAACTGAACTTTGCAGTCATATCCGCCTTCTGTCCAACTACACTCCACACTTCCATTTCTTTTAAAATCAAGTTCTTCGTACATCTCAAATGGCATATATAATTTTTCACCATTTTTGAACTTGATAATTGTTTCGTCGGAAATCTTCACATTCTCACCTCCTACATTGTCATCTGGGCATTACAGTCACGAATCATCATCTTTGTGTTTGCACAAGGTGTCCACTCTTTGATATATTCCACTGCTTCCTGATATCTCAGTTTGGGAATGTTATTTCTGGCATTTACATCGAAGTAAGTCTTTACATCCCTGTTACACTCTGCAAATACCTTTTTTCCAATTTCATCATAGGCATTGGATTTCTTTCCACCCAGAACCTCGATCACCACCTTGGAAACTAGATCACTGATGTACTTCTGCTGACCGTAATCAATGGTCATGGTATTCTCAAGTTTCTCGATTCGTTCCTCATGGTCTTGATTGCCAAGAGCCAGAAGCTGAATCTGTTCTGCCACTGTCATTGGCTTTCTGGAACCTTTCTCGAAATATTCATCCACCAGTCTGTCATATACTTCCCAGGCTTTGCCGGTATTCAATGACTTTGCATGGAGGAATGCTCCCTTTTCTGTCCAGAGGTAGAGCTTATTGATTCTTGACGAATCGTCAAAATGACGTTTCGTTTTAAATTCCTTTAATTCTTCTCCCTCAAGGCAAATGAAATGTTTGCCTTCGATGTATCTTTCTTTGTTTCTGCTGAAATTTTTTGAAATGATTTTCGTGTCAGTTCCATACGCTTCAGCAATCTGCTGTGTGGTAAGAACTCGAATGTTCTTGTACTCTGTTACTGTTAAGTTGTTCATGCGGATCCTTTCTATTGAGTTTCGTTCCTAACCTCTTTATAATGTAACCACAGGCTCTATAACGCCGAGTAATTTGAAAGGAGATAGGAATTTTGTTATTACTTCCATACGTAGATGGTCTTTTCCGATCCGGTGAAAAAGTAACTGAAACTACTGTTTTCACATGCTGTAATTGCAACTCTAAAAGAACTGTAAAACCCGGTAAGATCATCCCTAAATGTTCAAAATGTAACGACTACACCTACTGGTTCAAAATCGTGACGCTTTGATTGCTTTCAATGTCTGCGAACATTGTTTCCGGGTGGTATTCATCTTTCAAATCGCTGTTTGCATAATCAATGGATTTCACTTGGAAACAAATGTTTGCACCGTTTTGAGTGTTGAACACTTTCACATATTTCTTTCCATTTCTCGCAAAGCACATTACTCTTGTCTTATCTGGGATTCTTACAATCTGCGGTGCGAATAATCTTTTTAAAAATTGCTTTAGCACATTTATGACTCCTTTCTCAATAACCGTCTGCTTTTTCAGTTTCCTGTCCCAGAAACTTATTCACGAAATACAACTGTCCCTTTCCACTGACTTTTGTCGTGCGTGTGATTCTTACTGAACCATCTGGATTCTGAACATTAGATTCTTTGATTTCAAATAATCCCTGCTCAACGTATTTCTGTTTTGGCATATTTCGTGAACTTCCAGAAACCATCAGATAGCCATTGTCTCTCATCCACTGGAACAATCGTTTCTGTCCTATCTGGTATCCGTTCTGACAGATAAGTTTTGCCAAGTCTCCGATAAGAATTGATGTGTGACTTGCAGATACTGCATCTGCGAAAATTGTTTTCGGTCTATCAGCTTCAATTTTCTCCGCAAGAGACTTATTTGTATCTTTCAACTTCGCAATCGTCTGGTCCGCCATCTTCAATGCTCTAGCAAAAACCTGTTCTGGTGTATTCCATGCTTTTTCGAGGTCGATGAGATACTGTCGACATTCTTTCCCTTTTTCAGTTCTGCTCATAAGGCAAATGTGTTTCGCCATATCTACTGATAAGGAATAGTCTTGTATTTCTCTGTGTGCTCCGTTATTTACAACCGTACCTGAAAGTACACTTGTAAAATCTTCGTTTTCAACGAATCCCTGAGAATTTGTCTCAAACCATGCTGAAAATCGTTTGCTGATTTCAAGAGATTTATGTAACTCTCTAGCTGATACAGTTGGTTCATTGCCATCATAATTGATTGTCATTAATTGTTCCGTGGTTATCACCTCTTCTCTTAATCACTATTCTTAATCTCCATTACATCTTTCCGCGAATTACTTTCAACGGTATCAGCAACGCCGTTCATATACCCCAGAATATAATGTTTTTTATCTTCTGGAAGTTTATTGATTCGTGTTGTTACATCTCTAATAAGTTGTCTCTTTTCCTCCGACATTTTCTCACCTCCTGTTTCTTGTTACGTTGTAAATGTATAATAGCACATTCTCAACGCATTGTCAACGTATTTTTTATTTTTTATGCGTTGACAACGCATTTAGTAAATGTTATACTTTAGTCATACCTTAAGGAAAGGAGGTGTGCAAAATGGAAGAACGTTTGAAAATATTGCGTAAACATTTGGGACTTTCAAGAGAAGACTTCGCCAAAAAACTCGGTTTGAAAAGCCGTGGAAAAATTGAAAATATAGAACTTGGAAGAACAACTCCAGATGACGACTTCTTAAAGCTAATTTGTAATACTTATAATGTTTCTTATGGCTGGCTCGTGAATGGAAACGGCGAAATGTTCCAAGACGATGGCGATGCGCAGGCTATCGTTGATTCGGTAATGACCGGGGATAATGAATTTGCTAAGAAGATTCTTGTCAAGTTTGCAAAGCTCAGTGATGAACATTGGAAGCAGCTCCAAGAAATCCTAACAGAATTGGAAAACAATTAAAAAAAAGAAAGGCCAGAGAATAAAAAGCTCTGGTCTTTTCTTATATTCTGCTTTGTTGTTTTGATTTATAGTGATATAATAAAGTCAACTAATACCAAGGAGGAAATGTCTATGAAGAAAAAGCTATTAATTGCATTTTGTACTTTTGCAATTTTAGGAGTTTCTACTCCAACTTATGCAGGCGGCGTGACTGGCGTTGAAGTTCAAAAGGATGACTCTGAAAAGTACGGTGTAATCAGTGATTTTGATTATGATATAGAGGGAAACTCTGTGAAATTGCACGGTTATGATGGCAAGTGCAAAATTTTGGAAATTCTTCCATCATACAATATTGACGGAACAGACTACGCAACAGATTTATCAGATTTCCAGATTGGAATTGGAAGTTCTCATGTTGAATCAGTTATTTTTCAAGAAGGAATTACTGAAATATATGATGCTGTTTTTAATTCCTGTGATGTTCAAAAAGTATTTTTTCCTAAAAGTATGATAAACGTAACAGATAAAACCTTATCTTACTTAAATCCTAAAGAAGATGGCGATCTCATCCAGATTTACTATGCAGGCACACAAGACGACTGGGGAAACATTTTTACAGAATATAAAAGAACAAAAGTTGAAGATGCTGAATTCGGAGAGGAATTAGGAACATCTATTGCGGACAAAATAAATTCAATGTTAGGCAGCGATTATGACAGTTCCGAATTCGAATATTATTTCTCCGCATCGCCAGATGATTTAAAAACAGAATAATTATTATGCCGCATCTGCTTTAACTGTAGATGCGGCATTTTAGGCTACTTTTCTCTTAAATATAAGTATACCAGCAACTTGTATACTCTTTTTAAAGTACTTTCTAATTTTACCTTATCTAATAATTCAATAATCTCTTTCTTATAATCCATAAATAACCCTCCCTGTTTGAAAACTACCGCCTACATTAAAGTATATGTCCGGACAGTGGGAAATATGTCTCGAACTTATGTTTACATTATACTTTATGATATGTCCAATAAAGTGGAGTAAAACGGGATGCATTCAAATTCCCCCTCGCCAGTTGCCAGCGATAAACTGGAATATTTGTGATTTCAAATATAACCTTTACTTTCGCAAATATAAATTTCGTTTTTACCGGATTTTCTGTGATTTCTACAATATCGTTCGTTCTTAGAACCTCTTTTATGCTCTGGTTTAAGGTTGAATGCTTGCACATATCCTCTGCCAAGCGGATGGAGCTTTTACGCAAATAATCTTGATTGCACATCGGCAAGTGAATGATGTAGCTTGCAAAGAAGATTACTCCTACTGCGATCAGCAATCTCTCAATCTTCCTCATAATATATACCTCTTTAGTCTATAATTTATGTACTTAGTTATACCACTTTTTGTGCAAATTAATCGGGCAAAACGATAAAACTACATTTTTGATGGATAAAAATATGAAAAATATTTCGGTTTTGACTATGCTATTGTTGAATCTTGCGGTATAATATATGCAAATTTTACCAAGGAGGAAATATTTTTATGAGAAAGAAAGTAAAGCTTCTAGCCAGTATCGGGCTGTCAAGTATTTTACTTGCATCCATGCCATCCAGTGTTTTTGCAGAAGATTTTGTGCTATATGAAGAGAACGGCATTCATGTTGAAACAAAAGGATTAACCGATTCCCCGTCCACAGGTACTATAGGACTGTACATTGAAAACAATTCTAATTTGAATTTAGGCATAGCTCCTTATGCTTATGCCATAAATGGCATCATGGCAGGTGGAGATCAGTATGGCATAAATTCCTCTGATGTAGCACCTGGAAAGAAAGCAAATTCTACTTTGGAACTGATAGATACATGGGAAAACAAGGATTTCTTTAAAGACTACCAAATGAACGAAGTAGATAGCTTTGATATTCTACTGTGGGCTTATGACAATGCAAAGAGTTTCAAGGCTTTTGACAGCGGTCAGATTCACGCTGACGTAGCCGGAACTACCGTAGTTTCTTCTCCTGTATTTGACAGTGCACAGAATTTGTACAATCAGAATGGTATTAGTGTCGATTTCATATCCTCGGCAGGTAACAGTTTTACATTTTGTATCACAAACACTACTGGGCAATATTTCGCATACGACGTAACTTCTGAGACTTATAATGATTTCACAATGTCAGATAGTTATGAAGTATACAATGAGTATTTGTTAGATGGCTGCAAAACTCTTATAACTCTGACTCCTACAGATGAATTTCTTGCGGCGAACGGAATTTCTGATGTGTCAAACGTAGATTTTGCATTAACGATTCGCCCATTAGCAGAATTCGCTAACGAATATACTACAGACTTGATTTCATATCAGAAATAATTCATTGCACAAATATCGTAAAGCAAAGAGCCGAGGATTTTACTCCCCGGCTCTTTTTTATGGCAAAGCCTGCATTCACGATCACGTTTCCTCCCCAGATCAGTCTGGCAGGCTGTACCAACGTATTAAGATGTCGATTTTTTTCAAACTTCCGCTGAACTATTTACACATTTCCGTTTCAGTGCTACTATATTACCATAATTAATTACTTAGATGAGGATAATCTGATGAAAGTTGAAGTGCAAGCGATAAACGGAAGGTGATTACTATGAAAATCGCTATTTGTGACGATTGTGAACTACAGGTTGAGTATTTCAAACATCGAATTGAACCATTTTTAAAGCAAAATGGTGACCGGAACTATACGATAGACGGTTATTTCAGCGGGGAGCCCTTGATAGATGATGTCAAGGACGGAAAATGGTTTGATATGATTGTTTTGGATGTGGTACTTAAAAACGAAAATGGCGTGGATATTGCCAAAGAACTCCGAGAGTGTGGATATAAGGGCAAAATTGCTTTCTGGACAGCTCACAAGGATTTTGTTTTTGATGCGTTGGATGTTGAATTTACGCATTATATCATCAAGGGAAATGAACACGGAAGAATGTTTTCTATGATTGACAATACCTTGAGTGATATGAAACACAAGATGCTCACAATCAGACACAGAGATTGCATTATAAGGATTCCATTGAACAAAATCGAGTACCTCGAAGCACGGGATAAGCAAGTTTTTGTTCATTGCACGAACGGGATTATGCACAGTATGTATGCAACTTTAAAGTCGGTTGAGCCTTACCTTGATAAACGGTTTTTGCGTTGCCATAAGTCATTTGTTGTAAACATGGATTATGTGCAAAAGCTGGATTCTGATTTTACGATGTTTTCTGGTGATAAAGTACTGATTCGTAAGAACGGATATGCGGATATTAAAAATCAATATTGGGAATATATTATTAAATAAAATAAAAGAGATGATCTGTCAAGGAATAGAAACAGATCATCTCTTTTTTGAGTTCATATCCAAACTCTGGGGAGGAGTTGAATTATGGTATATTTATTATATTACATTTATCACACTTTGCAAATATATTTCGTGGAAACAAATCCGAAATACTTTCCGGCAATGCGGATGTAGTACCAGTCGGTTTTGTCTTTTGTTCCTATCAGCGACAAAAAGGTGGCAATGCCATTAGCCAATTATTAGATGGCAATCAAATCTTTCCAGGTGTTCTTTCCGCATTCCCCGTCAACGCTCAGAACCCCGTTTCTGGATTTCTGATACTGTTTTAATGCATAAATGGTATTTGCATCTGCTTTTCTGGATAAGCTCAGTGCTTTCCCGTTTTTTCCTTTAAATCCTCTTGCGATCAAAATCTCTTGAAGCAACAGGACAGAAGTTCCTTCGCTTCCAAGTTTTACTAATTTTGGCTCAAACATATAACCGGCTCCTTTCGATGTGGTCGTTGATGGTTTTGTGCTAGTTGATGGTTTTGCGGTAGGCTTACTTCCAGTAGTATTGGTAAGTCCACTAAAATCAATTCCTTTTCCAGTAAATCTAAGACGATGCGTCCATCCGTGACTGTACAGGTACCAGGGCTGTGTACGGATCTCATTTCCAGAATTATCTTTCGTATCTTTTGTGCCCTCCGAACTTCTGGCATGAACAATGTCGTTCTTACCAATCGCCATTGCTACATGACTATTGGATCCATTCGGATTATTGTCCGCCAGTTCCAGGTCGCCTTTTATCATCTGTTTGTGTGCGGTCTGATTCCTAGCGACAACCTCAAATCCGGCATTCAGCATCTTGAGCATATTGCCAGTATAAGAGCAATTCTCTTTGAGATAACGCGCCTGTTTGGTAAGCCCATTTTTGAGGAACGCATAGTAATAAGCAGTAAGTGCCAATGAGCTACAGTCAAAAGATTTCGGAATGTTAATTTCGTATAAACTCCTAATTCTCTGACTGTATCCATGACTGTTATCATTGGCAATATTTACCGCAAAGCTTACTGCATCGTTTTTCACATTCTGGATAATCTGTTCTTTTGTCTTTGCCATTGTTCCACTCTCCTTTGCTTCTGTATAATCTTTATAAAATATATTTCTATCAACTTTGGTATTAATTCCTGGAATCGTTGCTTTTGAGCTGTACTGCCAGCCAACACCCCAACTTGGACGTAATCTCTCAACTACTGTCCCGTTATCATTTGCCGGATATCTGGCAATCCAGAAATCATGCTTTTTGAGGTGACTGCAAATCACATTCATGTACCAGTCAAGATTGCAATAGATTGCAAATTTATAACCAGCAGCAACAATAATCTCTCTGAATGCTTCTGCCAGATTATGAATACTTTCAGCTCCAAGTACTCTCTGTCTATGATTCTCTAAGTCGAGGAATACTGGAAACTGAATCTTTCTTCCGTTCAGTACGGAAACAACCTTTCTGGCTTCACTCCGGGCTTCGGATACTGTCGAAGCATAGGAATACTTGTATACTCCTACTGGAATTTTGTGTTTGTTGCAACCAGAAAAGTTATTCTCGAACTGAGAATCAATCACGTTTCCAACTTCTGTAATACGCAAGATTGCAAAGTCTATGCCGTAGTTTGCTACAGTATCCCAATTAATCTTTCCTTGGTGAGCGGATACGTCAATGCCTTTAATTTCCATATTTTCTCCTTTCACACCACGTATCTGTGGTGACTATTGCAAGTTCGGACACGTAACAGCCAGTGCTGTACAGTAATTCAACTAAAGTACACTCTATATACTGATTTCAATGGTGGCTCATGTGCCAATAGAACTGTGACTATTAGAGTATTGTATGTTGATTAATTCAATCTCATAAAATCAATATATGAAAGATTGACATTATTTACAATTTCAATTGTCTTTCCTGAGTACATGGTGACTTTTAGCTTACTTCCACTGATGATAACAGGATAAGAAATGCTTTGATATGAATCAATCATTCTAAACCATGGATTCGCTATCATTTTATCATCTACTTCGATATGTAATGCCACCCCCAGAACATTTGAAGTTGATGCTTCAAGATTTGCAAAAAGGTTGATATTTACTAAATATGTGCCTTTGGGGAATGTATAGTAATGTTTGTAATCAGTTGCACTCACATACTGTATTCCAGTAATGTTACTCCATGCATTCCCCCCGATTGCAAGCCCGGAATAATCGCCAGAGCTTCCAGGTACATAAAAATTACTTGCAGCATAAAAACGAGCAGTTTTTCCTAAATTCGTGTTTAGCGTATTGATTCCCAATTTATCTTTTAAATAAGTGAACAGCTGTGAAAACGATATTTTCTTTAATGCATTCCCTTCTCCAACTATCAATGTGTCACTTTCTGCTGGTGTTGCTTTCGAAGTCAGTGCCGACATCAATACTGTTTTTAATGATTCTGCCATATTATTTTACCTCTTTCTATTCTTTTACTCTCAGCATTGAGCCATCTGAAGTAGCAAGTGCTGAGCCATTGCCTGAATCCAATACATACTGGACATTTCTAACATCAACAGCAATCGCATATTTCGCCCCTGTCTGAACTGATGTAGGGCTTATGCTTGCACCGGCTATATAAATGTTTGCATCTGCTATGCATATCACCCTTTCACTTTGATTTTATAATTATCTACCCACGTTTCATCTGCAATTTTATATATAAATCTCAGACAATAGATTCCTGTTTTTTGTGGCTCAATTAACGCATCTAGCGTATGCTCGTTGATATTGCAGTTTCCTTGATCTTCTACAGTCTCTGTTTCAGCATCTGTATCAACGAAAATCAATTCGTAATCCGCTGAAATGATGGAAAAAGGGATGTCTACACCGCATACCGGCTCTACTTTACTTTTAAATCGGATTTTTTCTCCCAAATCCATTATTGTATTGCTATCTACGTATCTAATTGCCATGTCCTCTCTCCTTTCAGCATATTTTATGTCCACTGAAACATTGCTTTGTAAGCTCTGCCGTCAGCTGACTCAGATTCAGCAATGAGCTGTACTCGATGTTCTCTGATTCTGCCGTATATCCTCTCGGAACGAGCTTTCCAGCAATCTCGTGCCCTGATATCAAAAACAGTACAGTGGCGGGATAAGCTGTCAAGCCGCCACTACTTTCTGCATAGACTTCTATGACGTACTGTCCATCTTTATCGGCATGGACTATTGCGTCCCAGATTTCGAGATCCGATCCCTCTCGTCTCTGGAACTCAATAGTGAACTCATTACACGAGCCATATACTCTTGTAATCATCAGTCATCAGTAACTGTTACGGAGATCACGTAAGTCTTGCCTGCATCGACCGGATTAGGCGTTACACTTGCGGCTGTGATCTTCGGCGGGTTCGGGTCATACTTGACAGTTCTGGTAATGGTTGTTGTCTTACCGGCACTGTCTTTCGCAACGATATTAATTGTATTTGTTCCTGCGGACAATGTAACCGTAGTGCTGAATGCTCCGTTGCTACCAACCGTTACAGATGCACCGTTGACCGTTACCGTAACAGGAGATGAGGTTGCATCATTGGTTGTACCAGATACAGTGATCGTGCTCTTGTTGGTAACGTATCCATCAGACGGAGAGGTTACGCTCAGTGTCGGTGGAACGGTGTCAATCTTGAACGTTACAGATTTCTGAGAAGCAGCATTTCCATCGTAGTCGGATGCGTCAAACCTAATGGTATGAGAACCGTCGGTAAGCGCTGTTGCCGGTGTGTACGAACAATTGTAACCACCGGTTACAGCAGTCTTTGTAATGCCGTCAGTAATCTTACTTCCGGAATCGATTGTGATACCGATAGTAGACGGATTAACACCAGAATCATCATCTGTGACGCTCCATGTGATAGTCGGTTTGTTATTGGTAAGTGTTGCGGATGCAGTTGGATTGGTGACCGTGATTACCGGTGCAACCTTTTCTTTAACGGTTAATCTCAGCGAACTACCGATTGCGGAATCTGTCGCATCTTTGGTGGTCACGTTTCCAGCGTCGTCCGTTGCCTTGATTGTTATTCCGTAATAATGTCCACTCTGGCTGTAACTGGACCTACTTGGTGCTGTTACTGTGGTTTCATATTTACCCGTATTACTGTTATAAGTAAGGGTATAAGTCTGACCATTTACAATGGCTTGTACTTGCTTTACTGACATTTATGTACCTCCATTTCATAATTCATTCTATATTTAACTTTTCGCAAAGTTTATTAATAAGTTTCTCCTGTTGGTCAATTTTCTTTTTCTGAGCTTTTATCATTGCAAACATAGCAGGTATCATGATACGTTCGTTCCAGTTCTCAGCTTTGCCGTCTATGTGGTCAACTGCCAGAGGAAAATACATATCCACATCTTCTGCTATGAACATTGGAAATTCTGCGTCTGCGCGTTCATCTCCTTTTGCAAGGTAGCCTTCTTTATACCGTGCCATTATCGGTTCGATGTTGTACAGATTCTCAATAAATTCTTCTGGCAACGAAGCTCCGAGGATTTTGTAGCGTTTGGAGGAAGATGAACTCATGCATACTAGATTTTTGTAAATTCTTAAATAATTTCCAGATGAAAGTGTGTCTAAATTGAAAATCTGAAATTTATCCGTTCCATCGGAAAAAGGGTCTGTTCCGCAAATTATGTTAAAGCCCCCATCGGCAACAAGACCATTTCCATAAGTACTCAAGGTGACCCCATTAATGCTTATTTCTTCATTTTCTGCGTCCAGTATTATAATGCCGTTAGGAGACTTTAATTGTCCTGTCTCACTATCTAGAACCCACCCGGCAATATTTCCAGTGTTAGCACTTAATTCACCAGTAAAAGTTCCTTTTGCTGAATTCAAACTGCCGGAAAACGTTCCTTTTGTAAAATTCACTCCTGTGTTGTCAATATATCCAACTTGATTACCGGCTGAATCTCTAATAACTAATTTTCCATTGCCATTATTTACACCGCCCAATGTCAATTCACCGCCAAGCGCTGCACTGAAGCTGATATACAGTTGACCATTCTTGTAGTACAGGCCTTTCCATGCACCATCATTTGATAGTATTTCTACGATTTGCGATTGTGTCAGATTGTCCACATCAATTACTACCGCAACACTCTGCATATCCATCAATGTTGTAGTTCCACCGGACGCATATAATTTACATCTAACATTTGTCACATCTCTCGGAATACCGACAGTTGAACCATTAGAACTTGCTACTGTCTGACCAGATCCATTTGTCAAAATAGAATACAAATAGTGTGTCACGGTATCCTCATCGGTTGAACTAGTATAAATGGTATTCCAAGTGTTTCCGTCAGCAGTCTCTTCAACAACGAATCTGCCTTTATAAGGCACTCTAGTAGCTGACTTTCCGTCACGATAATACGCTTTAAATGTTATAAAGTTTGGACTAATTGTCTTGTCAGAGCCACGTTTCAAGACGTTACATGATGGCTCAACCATGTATGTTCTACCAGGTTCACCATCTTTTCCATCTTCGCCCTTTTTCTGCTTGGAAATCGTAAATCTCTTCGTTATAGAAAGATTAATCAGGTACGTTGCTTTAATATCCACCCATCCGTTATCAGCTATCAGTCCTGTGACTGTATAGGTGTGCGTATTGACATCCCAAGAGCCGGTCACGCTGTCGGATTTTGTAATGGTATAGCTACAATCATTTGTGATATCCTGCGTTCCATACATGACGGTTGCCGCTGTTGCAACTGTAGGAAATGTCGGAATGTTGCCGTCCGCATCGGATACAATCGTCTGCATATCGTTGGATAGCTGCAAGGTCATGTTTCGGGCAAGAGCTGCTGCTTCAAGAGCTTTGTTTGCTGTGGTATCATCGGTATATTTATTCAGTTTCTTCCAGTCAGATGATGCATACACACTTCCTTTTGCTCTTGCTACAACACAAGTGAGGATATCTCCGCCGTCTTGAGACCATAAATCTCCGATATCATACGGCGGTGAAGGCTGTACAACAAACGTCCTTCTCTTGCCGTCTGCGGTATCTTGCGCTTTCTCAGCTTGTGCAAGTGCTTTGGAAATGTCGTTGTCTTGAATCATCTGCCATTTCCATGTTGCACCGTCCTGCATAAACCGATACGCGTAGCCAGTGCTCTTCCAGTAAAAAAGATCACCTTCGTGCTTTTTGCGTTCTTCTGTGCTTGTCCATTCAGAAGCCGGTTTGTTCTGTAAAGACGGTTCGTAATCATAGAAGAAGGACTCAATCTGTCCATCAATCTGTGCTTGTAATCCAGCCAATGAACCTGTTACTGTGTCAGCGTAATCAGCTAATTTACCATCTGAATAATCTTTGCTCTCCTGAAGATTGTCGGATAATGCTTTTGTGGCTGTTTTGCCACCGATAATAACTGAATCACCACTGATTATTACTTTTTTGGTATCCATATCGACAGAAAAGAGAATATTCCCATCAGAATCCTTGACCATGATTGCACCGGCATTAATCCAATCAGCATTAACGCCAACCGCGTTCAAAATTCTTACAATCGTATCGCCATCAACTGTCATGCCACCATTCCATGTCTGTCCACCATCTGTGGATACGCCCCACGCCTCGGAGGTCATCTTCCAAATTGCTTTGGATTCAGCGAGTGTAGGCTTATCATGCAAATAAAAAATCCGGCTTCCATCTTCCTGTATTTCTTCGGTGGTATATACACCAGTGGCTGAATCAATTCTTTTTCCAAATTCTTCAAGAGCTTTTTCTCTCTCGGTTTTTTCCTGCTTAACCATATTTCTTGTAGTAACAAATGCCTGCGTCGCCTGGGAATATTGGGTGCTGCTATTTTTATCAGCGCTTTTGGCATTACAAGCTATCTTCTGACCGGATCCCGGTTTCAATGTAGTTGTGGTAAGTAGCGATGTGTATATTTTCCCATTTCTATCCACAATAATCAGTGAATCTCCGGCTTCCAGAGCCACATCTGTAGGACACTCGGATTCAAATGGTCTAAATCTCATGCCAACGCATTTCTCGGCAATCATTGAAGCAATCGTCTGGCCATCGCCAACACGAATTAATTTATTACCAGAAATTCCAAGTACATATCCCTCTGTACCAACCATGTAAGTTTGCGGATTATCAGAAGAGGATTCGCTGTATTCAGTTACTTGAATACCTGTAATTACAACATCTGTGTGTTGTGGCGTAAAACTATAAGTCGTATCAATTTCCTGTGCATCTGTTTTTTCTGTATCGTACCACTTTACGCAAAGTCTGCCATATTCATCACATCGTAACCACTGACAGCCAATCTGCGCAACCCATTGTAGAACCTGGCGAAATGTTAAAGCTTCGTCATTTGGACGATTCTGTACGATATAATCATCTCTGTCAAATGATGTTGTTTGCAAAGTAACCCCACATACCTCGCAGGCATCTCGTACAATCTGTCCTCTGGTTGCCGGATATTTCAATTTGCTGTCGGAATAATTGCGGTCAAACTTCCGCATATTATCTTCGCATGTAAGGTCTATGGTAACTGTTTCGTCTTCTGGCTGTTCAACTACTGTTGCTGTGCAAATGCGAATTTTTTCTGTAGTCCCATCATCAAATTCCATACCGACATAGCAGATGACTTCTGCTCCCTCAAAATCGTAATCGGAGTACTCACCGTCAAAATTATTAATGCTAAGATTCAATACATTAATGATTGCAGAACCGATGTCAAAGCTGCTATCATTAGATACGGAATCTTCAAATTCCATTCCGTTTTGCCACAGATTGGCACTGGTCAGATTGAGTACAGTTCCGTCTGTAAGTGTGATATCTGCATACTTGAGGTACTGCACGTCCATTCCGTTCTTGACTTTTTCTTTCCATCTGTTAGATAATTTTCTCATGCATTACCTCTCAATTACATCAAAACTGATAGATTCTGTTCTCTGGTTTCCATGCCACCACCATTTAACAGGCGCACTCCTGTCACCAACATAAAATGTTCTGGTTTCGTATTTTCCAGACATCATATCTGGATATGTAATTTGGATGTACTCAGGATTGAACGCTTGGAGAATCTTAGCTGTAGTAGCCCAATCTTTACCTTTCCACTGCAAATCTAATTTCCTTTTTTGCGCTACCCTGTTTTTATGCATGACAGAGTCATCAGATCTTCCTGATTTTGCCGCTGATACGTCCTGTAATCCCCATGTGTAGGAAGACGGGCAAGGCATCGAGACACCGTTTACTTTTAAAAATATTTCTGCCATATAACACCTCATAAAAGAAAAAGCGCCTTCCCGAAAGAAGATGCTTAATTACACGAAAATAGCGCCTATCGCTCTGATAGACGCTTTATGATTCTTTATTCTATCACATATACAAGGTGAGATTCAGTAAGAAAAAGTTATATTAATGTCTCTTTTGGACATCAGAAATAAATTTTTCGAATTGCTCTTTTCAAAATGATTCGTAATCCGTGTTTCTCATAAGAATTGCCCGATTTTTTCATCCTACCATTTCTCCCTTAATTGATTAATTGGTGTTCCAACTACTCCGGCGCTTTCCACACTGTCGGTTGCTTTGAAATAAGCACCTTCGATTGATGGATACATAAATTCGAACATAAGATAATTCGCAGCATCGCAAAGATACTCCGTGTTACCGGTTTTCAGATATTTTTTGACACACATATCATGAGATTCTATGGCATTTACCAGACGTTCTCCAAAATTATCTTTTGCCGTGCCGTATTTGTAAAAGCTTGTTTCGCACCGGTTTTGCCTCAATTCATCAAATCTGTCTGAATACTCTGCCGGCATTTCTTTTCCAAGTCTACTCATTTCTTTCTCACTTTCTAATTAATTACTGTATCGTTTCCCCTCTAAAATCCATTTGAAGCATCTATACGAGGAAATTATCGCCCTCTGTATTTAAAACAGATTTTAGGCTGTTTTATTCAATGAATATCTGTCCTTCATATTTTTTCAAATCTGTACTTCTGTGAAATATCTGGATATTTTTCTTTATCAACCAAACTGTAAAACATTTTTTGTGGTCTGGCATATAGTTTTCTTTCTCCATACAAAGCACGGTAAATTATCAGCGGTTCGTCTGTCTCTGTATGTTTTGCTTCGCCGACAATCTTATACAGGTAATCATTGCTCCGCAAATCACTGACGGTTTCTCTCTTGAAATGTTTTACTATGTCCCCCGGTTCAAACAATGGTCTGTCTATTGGCATATTTTCATTCCTCTCGTTTCTGTTTCACGCGGTTATACAAAATGTTCTGTGTCTTCTCCGTGAAGAACAGCCAGATATGATAATCGCAGTCCATATTGTTGTTCTTCCCAATGTCAGAGCCGAAATACTCGTCCATCATGTCCAGATAATATTGTGGTTCCTCGTCCTCTTCAACTATTCCGTCTTTCACCATATCCAAGTCAGCATTTCGAATCATACTCAGGAACTGGTCAAGATCATTGGCATAAACCATCGGGTGTCGTTCTCCCCGATACTGTTTGAATTTTTCAAAGAAGTTGCTGACTAATGCCATAGTCAGGCAGATGTCATGGTCTTCCAAAATATCTTCTTTGTCCCCGTACAGGGAATTGAATCCGTTGTACAGGATCGTTGGTAGCTCTTCGTCCTTGTAATCAAGAGAACGATTCTTTTTCGCCTGCGTGCATCGTTCCTGCTTCTGCTCTTTCGTTCTAGGTGGTATATTATTTATATTTATATTATTATTAGGAGCAGAAGTCTTTACTCCTTTACCAGCACTTGGTAAAGTCTTTTTCTCTGTACTTGATAAAGTACAGTCTTTATCTGTATCAGTAATTGATTTATCAGTAGTTGATATATCAGTTCTTTTATTATGGGGGTGATGTTCTACCTCTGGAGTTTCTAGGGGTAGGTTTTCTATACCTTGAAAAAAAGTCTCTTGATTATTGTTGTTATCAGATACATCCTGCGGAGTTTCGTAAATATTATAAATGTACTCAAACTTAGATCGTCCCTCTTCTTTGCAAGGCTTTTTCTTATCCACAACAAGGTATCCTGTTGTTTTTAATTCCTTTATAGTTGACTTTACTGCTGTTTCGTTTTCTTTCAAGATTGCACATAATCCCGGAATAGAATAATTCCAAGAATCCGGTAATGAAAACATTACAGATAAAAGCCCTTTTGCTTTTAAACTCAAATCCTTATCTCTAAGATGATGATTACTCATCAGCGTATAATTCTTTGTTTTGTGTACTCTAAATACTGCCATAATCACACTGCCTCCCTTTCTGAATTATTAAGTGGAATTTCACTGAAATCTCGAAGTATATCTATTCCACTATGAAACAGTTCGGGAGAATCTTCTGTTTTGCAATCTTCATTAAGAACCGGATTATTTTCAGCGATAAGTAATATCTCCAAAATGTTTGTATCTGCAATATTGTTCACTGTATAAAACATTACTCGGGTAATTTTTGCTGAGTTTTTTCGTTCCCTATAAGATGACGTGATTCTTTGCGATAAATCAATTGATTTTCCAATATATAAAATGGTATTGTCTTCGCCAATAAAAGCGTATATGCCATGAACTTTATACAAATTATCACACAAAAACAGCATTGATTCTATCGGAAAATCTTTACTACATTCAACGACATCTTCATTGTTCTTTTCTATAATGGATTCTCTCCATAATATCCGTGCATATGCGTCTTTATTTTTTGATATAAAGTCAGATACATCACCATATCGACTATTCTCATCAAATCTTTTGTATCCATAACAAGCCCGTGAAATTGCATTAGCATAATCAATTTGACGAATACTCGCTTTTTTCCAATTACATTTTTTATATTTCTCTTCGTGTTCTCTGATAAATTCACTGACATCATAATAACTATCGCTTTCACTAAAAGCTGCTTCAATATTCAGCGCATCAGCAATTGCTCTGGCAAATTTTAATTGTCTTGGGGAAACTAATTTTCGACCGTTCATATAGATAACCTCCATGTCGTTAATGCGTGACTGCCTTGTAGCCACAGATCCATGATTTATAAAAACAACAGGCAGGTGCATCATGGAATTGCACTTGTCCCCCGTCGGGTTAGCCTGTTGGTTTTACCAAACAAAAAAGAGCACACCAAAGAATCGTGAGGTTTTTCCCTCGCTTCATCTTTAGTGTGCTCTCTTCAACAAATGTAATAACTATTTCTTGTTTAGTATATCAAATTCTACCGCAAAAATCAATATGCCGGGGACGGATTCATGCGGTAATCTGTGTTGTTCTGAGCCTTTGTGACGATTCGCGCCAGTTCACGCTCGTTCACTTTGATGCTGTTCATAATGTATTCTGGTGAAGAGCTACCAAAGCCACCATTGTTCATCAAAGCAGTAACTACGCCACGCTCAACAGCTTCCATGATCTCATCTTTCGTAAGTCCCATGTTTCCGTCATAGCCGGACATGATGCTGTCAGCAATGGATTTCATGACTTTACGATTTTCCAAAGGAAGAACGGCTTCCTGTCCTGCTTCGCCTACACCAATGACAGATGCATTTTTGAACAAACCACCTTTTGCATACCAGTTCGGACTATAGACAGGGGTTGAACTGGTACCGCCGTTCCCAAGGCTATGTGTTTTCCACTGAGAAATATAATACGAAAGCGTAGGCATTCTCACGGATTTCATTCCATTTCTTAATGATTGAGCCGCATTATGACCAATGCTATACATATCACTGAATGCGCTGCGAATAGTTCTCATAAAGCTATTTAAAGAGCTATCCATACTCTTTGACATACTTCCAGAAATATAAGAAGAAATATCTCTTCCGATATTCTCCCATTTCTTATAAGCAATGTTGTACTGACTTTGGAAATGGCTTGTTACAGATTTGTCCATATTACCAAGCTCTGTACTTACGGCATTTTTCATTTCCCTGGCTTTCAATGTAGCTTCTCTGGAAGAATTGCCCCATGAACTTGTGGTAGTGCTTTCCATGCCTTTCATGTAAGTATCGGCTTGCTTCTGGATTTCCGAGAAATCATCTGTGGCACTCTTGGCCATTGTGTTTGTAGCTGACTGAGTATCTTTTGATGCCTTACCAACAGAAGAGGAAATTGTCTGCTGTGCACCAACGATATTTTTGTCCGCTGCTGATTTTGTAGCTATTGTTGCATTCGGGAAATCTTTCGATAATTTACTGTTCAATTCATCGAGCGGAACACCCGCGTTTTTCAATGAAGTATAAACTGCATTTAGTGCATCAGTTGTATTGCTGTATGGGACTTCACTAATCATATTCCATGCAGTCGTATAATCCCCCCAAAATTCAGCGGAAGAAAGGCTCAATGCGTACAGAGTATCTTTCAAATTATCAACGCTGATCTTTGACGTATCAAATTTGCTTGCAGCTTCAGACACACCTTCTCCAAGAGCAGAGATTTGATTAGTCATGCCCTCAACAAATTCAGCCGATACGCCAGCCTGTGCGCCATACTGCTCAAGAGCGGTTTTTGCCTGATCTGTGGACACTCCGTATTCTTTAAGCTTTTCAACCATATCAGCGTACATTTCATCGTGAGTTTTTCCAAGTTCTTCGTCCTTTTCAATCAACTGCCACAACGCTTCCGATTGATCGTTTGTAAGATTCGCTACATCAGTCAGCTGTGTTGCGTAATCATGGAGATAACCACCATACTGTGTAGTCATTCCATTACCACCTTGCATGGTCTCAAAAAGTCCTGCTAATTTCTTGGTAAGTAATACTGCACCACCTACTGCAAGAGCAATTCCACCACCAGTTGCCACAAGCGCACCCAAGGAAGTACCAAGAGCTGGAATAGTTGTCGCTACAGCTTCTGTGATTGCGGGACTCAGCATACCTTGTACAGCTTTAGAAAGATTTCCAAAAACAGTATCGCCTGTAAAGAATTTGGTAATGGTGTCAACGAGTGGCATTAATTTGTCACCAATAGCAAAAACAGCCATTGCCTGAACAAATGTGCCAGCAGATGTTGTTCCAAGTCCTTCCCAGATTCCACCAAGAACGTCTCCGATAACCGTAAGTAACTGTGCAAGATGTTTTCCCCAGTCAATTTCACTGAGGAACACGCCTACATTGTGTCCAAACGCTTCCCAATCGACACCTTCTGCGATGTCAATTAATGATGTTAAAAGATGATTGATAAAATTTTCAAGTTTCTGTCCATTCTCTTTCCAGTCAAATTCCTGCATGAATGTCGTAATTCCGTTGGTAATATTATTAACCAGGTCATTCCATTCAAAATCTTTGGTAAATGAAGCCAGTGTATCGAAAGCACCATTCAAGCCAGTTGCGAGCGTATGAGCGATTTCGCCAAAGCTAATCTTTTCAAAGATTCCGTTCAATCCTTCTGCAACAGCTGTTCCGATTTCTCCGTACTGGAGATTTTCTACGAAGCCTGAGAAAATATCCCAGCCACGCATAAAGGAATTTCCGAGCAGATTACCGAAATTACCCCAGTCCACTTCACGGACAAGACCAGTGATACCATTGGCAAATTTAGCACCAAGGTTTTTCCAGTCGATTCCTTCCAGAAGTTGGTTTGCAGTATTTACAATGGTATTAATACCAGCTCCAACGGTACGCCCCATCAAATCCCAGTTGATATTATCAACAAGGCTGTTGAAAGTCTGGGTGAACGCACTGGTGAATTTAGTGATGTAAGGGCCTACGTTATTCCAGTTAATAGCATCATAGAGTTTTTGCATACCCCAGTTGATGCCATCAGCCATGATTTTTCCAAGACCTTTCCAGTCTTTTCTCTTAAAGGCATTTACAATGGCATCTGCCATTTCATTTGCCCTGTTGGACATTTTCTTGAATGCTTCGTCCCATGCTTTTTGATATGCAGACAAAGCATCGTCCAAAGCTGCATCAAGTGCTCCGATATGCCCCAAACCGCCTTTTCCAGAGCCAGAAGATGGATTGCTTGTACTACCAGAATCAGAATTGTCATTAAGCTGATTCAGTTCATCAAATGAAAGAACTGACAATGTTTTTTTGAGTTTTTTGGCATTCTTATTTGCAGTATCAATAGAATCACTGGCATTATCCATATTATCTGCAATATCTCCGGTATCTACAGAGATTCCACCCGTAGATGATACGAAGTTTGACAGTTTAATCCCGAGAAGTTTTGCAATATAAGCGAACATTCTTTGTATTGCGATTACTATTGCATTGATATATGGAAGAACTGTTTGCAGTATAGGAATGAACAAAGAACCTATTGTTCTTCCAAGGGATGCGAAGTTAGATTGAAGCATACGAATTTGATTTGCCGGTTGATTGATCGTGTTTGATAAATCAGCCCATGCATACTTAGAGTTGTTCAGCAAGATAATCGTTCTCAGAATCGTTTTATCTGCCTGAGACAAATTCGATATGCTGGTATTAATTCCAAGATTATACAGTTCCTGTTGCATGTTGGCATTACGGATATTAATGCCGTACTTATCCATAGCGCGGCTCATACCAGTCAAGCCGGATGCCATATCCTGCCATACATCTTCAAAGTCCATGTTTCGTACAGAAGCAAGGTCAGCACCAATCATAGTGAGTGCATTAGACAATTTTAATGCAGTCTCTGATGTATCGCCCATAGATGATGCCATTTGCGCAAATGTTGCCTGATACTGCATTGTTTTTTCTGGGTCAAGTCCAAGACTGGCGGTATTGGTTCTAGCCAGTTCGCCAGTATCTGAAATTTCGAATCCTGTCAGTTTCTGTGAAAGCTGTTTTGCCCTTTCCTGGAATGAATTTGCATACGCTTCAGCGGATTTTATGCCACTTTTTTTCCATTCGTCAGTGTTGATTCCTTCAGCCACCTGATTGAACGCAGAGTTGAAATAGTTCAGGGTCTCTACATAGTTCATTGCGGATTCTACTGGCGATGTCAGAACATCTAATGCTCTTTTTACGAGGAAACCTTTGGCGTAAAGAACACTCAACTTATCAGTTACTGAACTCATAGGATTTGACAATCTTCTTATTTTTTCACCAGCTTCAGAAGATGCATTTCCAATACCTGCGATTGCAGATACAGCTTTTCCGCCTAAAGAAATAGCTTTTGAAGCAAATTTTTGAAAAGCATTTGTCAGCCCATTGATTACAGTACTTGCTTTTGAACCTAACGAAGAAATCGTGTTAAATGAATTCGAAACGCTATTCGTGGCACGCCCTACTTTGCTTCCGGACGATGCTAATACTGCAAGAGCTTCTGTCATTCTTATTGTGCTCGAACTGATATCTGGTGCACTTTTCATTACGTCAAAAAACTTCAAAACCTCTTGTGCGAGAGTTGATAATTGACTTGCAGTCTTTCCAGTTTTATCTCCTGCACTAGCTAATTTTCCAAGAGAAGTAATAAAAGCATTGGTGGATGCTGATACTTCGCTCATAGAGCCTAATTTAGTAGCCGCATTATTTAAACCTGTCGCAAGATTCGGAAGTTCCTTTGATACATTGCCGATATACTGTCCTGTACCGGCAAGTTTAGCTATAGCGGTTGTGAACCGGCTAACGCTCGGAGAAACATCTGGAATAGCATCAAGTTTCTGCATCTCGGTAAGAATTTTACCTAATTTTCCTGTATCAAACTGACTGAAATCGGATTTTCCAAGACGATTGATAGCGTTTATAGCCGCATTCAATCCATTTGCTTTAAAATTCACGCTACCTAAACTTTTTAAAGAATTGGAAAAATTATTTAACCGACTTATGTCAAGATTTCCAAGGGCAGTGTTTAATGTATCTAATTTTTTTACAAGGTTATTAATAGACCGCACCGCCTGAGTTGTGCTACTGTCTATTTGTATATTGAGAGTATCTATGGTATTATCGGCCATTAAAGCACCTCCTTTTAATCAAAAAAATAAAGGGCAGACAAGACTTTTAATCCTGCCTGCCCTCGTCATTATTACCATGATTCAGCTCAAAATTTGCTTGCATGAGTTGCAATGTCATGAGCAACCTGTCACGTTGCCGTTTCTTTTCTGTTTCAGAAAGATTCTCTTCATCCTCTTGTTTTTGCTTTTCAGCTGTTTGTGAAAATGGTTCTTTAAGGTATTTAGCTTTTGACTTTTTACCAATAAGCACATTTGCAACCGCAGTCTGAACTGCACACATCGTGTACATGTTGAACTGCCATGCTTGCGAATCTGCCATTTTTTGTTTTAATTTGTAGGCTTCCATGTATGGTTCTAAATCATACGGTGTGGAATCCCAAAACTTTTCCTCAGAAACGCCAATAGACAAATAAAGTGGAAGTAGTTTTTTATGGACTACCTCAGGAAAGCTCAGCTCTTCTTCTTGTGATCCTGCGGAATTTTCGGAAGCTTCTGTTCCTTTTCCGCTTTCTCCATTGCTTTTACCATTCCGGATAAAAAACCGTTCTTTTCAAGCTCCTGACTTGCTTTTTCGAATAAAATAAATCCATTCTGAGGATTTTCCTCTGTGGATTCATCTTCGTAATCGTCCAGAAGATCACATACTTTTTCGTATGCTACTTTCTTTTCTTCTTCGGTTTCATATCCGAATTCATCTTTGTGTTTTCTTTGAAGTCCCGCCAGAATCAATTCTGGAAGCATTTTAATCATATCTTTCGGATTGTTGATTGCTCCCATAGAAGACACTTGTGTAAGAATGTCTGACTGAGTAAGTACGCCATATCCGAATTTTACTTTGTATGTTTTGCCATTCGCTGAGAAACTAAACATGAATTATCCTCCCTGTTTTACATCTTATTCAGCAGCCGCTGTCGGCTCAATTTTGGTATCCAGTCCCTTATATGTATTGATGATAAGGGAAATAGACATAGTTGCTGCTTCGTTCTGCGCAATTTCCGGCATTGGAATTTCGCGACCGCATTCTGCAATAACAAAGAATGAGTCGGACATATCCGGGAACGACACCTGAAACCAGGTTGCCAATCCTGTAGTTTTTGCAGCCTTAGAATCTTCGTACAGTTTTTTAATCTGTTTAACAGATTTGTCTGGATCCATGATAAATTCAATCTCCCAAGTACCACCTGTATCCTGTCTACCAGCTGCATACTGAGTTAGATAATCTTCCAGCGCAGAAACGTCTATCTGTTCTGTGTCAAGAGAAATACCGCCGATGGAAGAGGCTTCTTCCAGCTGTGTAAATTTGGTAGGTTTTGTGCCTTTCACGGTTTCAACGGCATATGAAAATTTCACACCAAGTGTAGTTAATCGTGCCATTTTGGCTCCTTTCTGCCTTTCGGCTATAATTTGTTGCAATAAAAAAGAGCCTTAACGGCTCTGGTTCTAGTACGTAACCCTGTACCGGGAGATAAAAGGATCACCTCCTTCTAGTCTTCTTTGCTTGCCTGCTTTACAATCTGATTTACATAATTACTAAGTCCTGCAACGAGGATTCCCTGTGTGATTGCGGTAAAAATTGCCATTGCGATTTCTTGCGCGCCAGACATAGCGCATGTAGCAATAACATAAATTCCACAAATCAGAATGCCTAAAGCACCAAGGATTGCCGGGATATATTTGTCCGGTATGACTTCGGATTTTTTGATTCCCATTCCGATAAAGTACAGTACTACGGCTACAATTAGAAGTTCCGGCTTTACATAGTTCATAATCTGTTCCATGTTTTCTCACTCCTTTCCTAGAGTAATGTGCCAGTATATATCCGGCTATATCTGCTAACAACACGTTTTATGCTGTTATCAGCATTATTTTGTCTTACGGGCCCGTATATCCTACGAAAACCCATGCCAACCATAGCCTTGTGACTAGCATCGTCAATTTCATATGCTTTTGAAGAAGCTTTTGAACCAGCCGCATAGGATTCTGATTGGAAAGATGGCGTTGTCGCGCACTCATCCCCCTCAAGATTGCCACGTGATGTTGGATTTCCAAGCAAGAACAAACGTGCGTAAACCCTTTTGTTTGAAGCTACCGTCTGACTTTCATCATTAGAAACGTTTCCTTTTCCTACAACGGGTTCAATAGTTGTTCTCCATCGTTCAAATACATCTGAAACTGGATTTTTTACTACATCTGGCATCTCTGTCACCACCTTATTTTGAGCATAGAAAAAGCACCCACCATTCCGGTAGATGCTTTTATATCTTACAGTATACATAAAACAGACGTTATATTCAGTAAGAAAAGGTGTTATGTTTTTATGCAGAAAACACTTCTTTTGCGATTCTACGGATATTCTGCATAATTTCTACGCTCGCTTTGTAAACGGGCATTGTAGCCTCCGTACCGTAAGAACGTACCCATTCGCCAGAATCTGCCACATATACCCACGATTCGTTTTTTCCTTTTCCCTGTCCGTAGGAACCAATGGTATATCCGAATTCTTCTCCTTTTGGATGGGGACTTGTTCCTGCCGGAGTGTTGTAATGGATACCCGCACCGAATTCTATGAATAAAAGTCCAGAGCCCTCACACACAAGAGTTGCCTGCGCGTAATTTCCGAACCTGTTGATTTTGATGTAGGTATTGTGGTTTTTATCAGAATCTCCCTGTGCCAACATAATATTTTCGTCTATGACGGGAATTCCCAATTCGCAAAGCCTTTTAAGAAATACTTCATTTTTATCGCGAAGACTGTTTTGATATGCTTTCAATTCTTTGATTGCATTTCCAATAGATTTTTGACTCAGATTGCATTTGATTACTCGTCCGCTCATTCTTCTGCACCTATCTTTTTAATTCCATATCTAGCCAGATTTCCTCTTTGTGTATCAAGGATTTTCTTCAAACGGTAATCTGGCGGTGTTGTAGGAATACCATCTTCCAGAACCAGATTTCCCAGTGTGTCAACCTGTGGCACGGTATCAATCCAAAATACATCTCCCTCTTGCGGATGGAAAGAACGGTTGAAGGAAGTAATGTATCTGTCGTAATCCGGCACGATTCCTGCCGATATTTCCTCTGGCGTTCCTGCGGTAGATGATACAGAAAACTTAAAGTTTTGCGGTTGACTGTATGTCGGTACGGTATCTATTCCGTCAAGTGTTTCGGTTACTTTTGACCAATACACGGTCTGTTTTTGTCTTTTTAATCCTCTCATTTATGTTTATTCCTTTCAATGATTGTGATACAATGTTTTAAAAGGAGGGGCAAATATGGAATTATACGATACAATCCATTGCAAATGCGGATGCAAGTATGAGGTTAATCAGAATATAACAATGGACAAAATATCATGTCCAAATTGCGGAACAGAATATGAACATTCTGAACAAGTGTTAAAAAGATTACGACTTGCAAAAACTATTGATTCCAACACAGAATCAAAAATATGGTCACATATTCTGGCTGAATCAACAGAAGAGTTTTTAAAACCAGAATCGCTAGAAGAAATCCTGGATAAAATTGATTGATAAAAGGTCTTGCTGGAACCTTACCAGTAGTCACATACTGCCACCATTCTCGACACGCTTTCAGAGATGATATCTGGCAATTCATCACCGGGATCATATTGAATCCCATCAAAAATTACTGTATTTTCTGCCTTTTCCATTTATGCAATCATTTTTTCTACTCCAACAGGGGACACATAAGTAAATTGGTTTCCTAAAACATCTTTTGCAACGCCAATTACAAAGCATCCGTAATCGGCAAGCATATTGCACACAAATTCCTCTGCTTCAACCCAATATTGTTTCTTGACCATACGGTGAAGTTCTGGCAATAAACCATAACTGAACATCACACAATGCCCTAACTCATGGATAAACACGCGGTTCAGAAGTTCCCCACGCAGATTATTTGCAATCGAAATTGTCATTGTAGAATAATCCGATACCGCAAGCGTCCTCTGCCCTGTGCGATCAATCAAAACATCATCATAGGGCGAAACAAAGCGAGCTTTCCACAAGTCTCCGTTCATATAAAATTGTCTTAGCATGGTTTATCACCATCCTTTTCTCAACTAAAAAGCCCCTGCTACATTCCTGTAGCAAGGGCAAAATTCATTTCATATTCAATTCATCTGCTGTATCAGGCGAGTTAAGTCAGTTTTCATCGACTGTCTAAGAGTCGCATCTGCATCTGACCACATCTCAGTAAGATTACGGATAATGTCAGATGTATACTCTTTCATGGAATCATCCATTTTCCTCTTAGATTCCGTGTCATTGGAATCATGGTAATGTCTACGATTCTCGCTGTATCTGTCATAGCTTTCGCCGTATCTGGACTGCTTATGGTTCATTCCATCCATCCTCATATCACTACGGTCTGGATGATATCCCATGCGGTACATATTACGTTCGAACTCTGGATTGTTCAGATACTCGTCCATCCAGTCATCGTCTTCCATGTACAGATATGGTTTATATCCCATACGACTTCCTTTGCCTTTCGGGGCAAATCTACCATTGGAATAACGATACCTGTCATATCCCATGCGTCCAAGATACTTCTCTTCCTGTTCGCATTCGTCCATAGCTTCTACGATTCTGTAATCTTTATCTGCACAAATCGCACACTTTACAGCTTCCATGCAGTCTTTCAGATCGTCCCAGTCTTGAGCGCTGAGATTATCAAAACCATGTGTTTTGGCTTTTTCCATAGCCCATTTTCCCATTTCCATTGCAACTTTATGCATTACAGTGCCCCCTTTCTAACAGCCTGTGTAACAGGTGTGTCTGTTGTTGGGGCTGTACCGTTAATTGATGTCAAATTGTTGCTCGGACTACAAGCTGGATTTCCTAACATCTTGAATACTCCACCAGTTGCACTTGTAGCTACTCTGGTTGCATACTTCGTTCTGGTTCTTACGCCACACGCTGTAACCTGTGCACAACAACGGTTCTGTAACGGATACAGGGTTGTTCCCGTTCCTATCTGAATTACTACCGGAGCAGAAATTGTAGTTGCTTCCGGTATGCTTTGCGCAACAACAATACAATATTTCTCTCCATTGTTGTAACTGCCTGCCGGAAGTGTGATTACAAGATTCCCACCAGTAAATGCAACAGACTGGCTTATCACAAGATGATTACAGAGCTTACAAACATTTTTACAACTCATATTTCTACCTCTCAATCAAATAAGAGGTGAGCCGCAACCCACCTCTTAGAATTAGTCAACCTCTAAGGGTGAGTTACTTAGCAACATCCGCTGTTATATCCGTTGCATCCTGCATAAGCATACGGAGCCGGTACCTGAAATGCCGGAATTGGAGCTGGATTAATTGCATTGATTAACTGCTGAGTCTGTGAAGCCATAGCAGTTGTAAGCAGTGCAGACTGGCGATCCTGAGATGCAGCACGCTTCAGATCAGAGTTCTCTGCCTGTAATGTTGCAATCTTGTCCTGAGTCAGGAAGTCAAGGATTGCTCTTGTATTGCTGTTCTGGTTTTCCAGAAGGTCTCTGGT